AAACCCATTAAAATAATAGAGTAGAAGAACCCATTACATCCTATGAAGAACGCATACAACCTCGCAGAAGTACTCGCAGCTTCAGCAAAGAACGTAGCAGATAGCCTTCTCAAAGAAGGGTATCTTGAGGTCAGGGAAGCTGTACAGGAGATGCTCTCGTTCATCAACGATAGCCCTTATCCGACTCATGCCGCCTACATGGAAGAGGTTCTTAGGCATGTATGTGCCGCGCGCGAACAGGATCAGGTGATCCTCTAAGCGATAACCTCTTTTCAGAAACCCATTAAAATAATAGAGTAGAAGAACCCATTACATCCTATGAAGAACGCATACAACCTCGCAGAAGCAGCAAAGTCCGCAGCAGATAGCCTTCTAGAAGAAGGGCATCTTAAGGTAGGAGAAGCAGTGCAAGTGATTCTATCGTTCATTAATGATAGTCGTTATCCGGCTACTGTCTCATACATGGAAGAGGTTCTTAGGAATGTATGTGATGTATGCGGACCGGATCAGGTGATCCTCTAAGCGCTAACCTCTTTTCAGAAACCCAGGAAAATAAAAGAGTAGAAAGTATGAAGACCAACTATCCTCAAAAAGTTTCGAAAAAAGACCTAATCATCTTGAAGAGTGTAATCGATGATCTCTTTGATGAGCACTTGTATGAATGCTATGTTAAAGACATTCCTGAAGAGCCCTCACCTCTTTCATCTTGGCCAGACAAGAAGGAAATCAAAGCCTTTGAATCTCTTGTTGACAAGCTTATAGCTGAAAAACAGAGGCTATTAGCTCAGGAGTTAGTCAAGATTGTGACCAAAAAGTTCAAGCTCTAGAGCGTTGCCCTGTCCTGAGCCTGGCTCGAGGATTGTCTCCAGAATAAGAAATCAAATGAAAGTTTACATTGTTTATCGCGGCGGTCAATTCGATGCTCCTGTCATGCAATGCATCTGTGCTACTGAAGAGCTAGCCAAGACTGCCATGAAGGAATTAGTAGCAAAAGAAGTTCCTAAGTATGCCCGCCTTGGCATCAAGAATCCAGAAGCAGCTGCAGCTGAAAGGTACTACTGGGATGAAGTAGACGTTCGCACGAAATAAGCGTTGCCTGATCCACCATCTGAAACCCATTAAAATAAAAGTATGAAGAACAAAGTAGAAATTGAACTTGAAGAAGCAGATCAAAAGCTTGCAGCCTTTCTAGCAGAGTTTAGGGTGTTGCGCGCCAAGTATCCAGAAATCAAATTTGGTGGGATCAGCTATGAGATGGGTGGAGGAGAAGCTACTGCATACATCCAAGTAGGTAGGTTTGACATCCGAGAAGTGAGCCTTTATTAAGCGTTGTCTAATTTTGTTAATAATACCCTACCTAACTCAAACCTCTATACTATTATTATGACTCATAAACCTTGTCCTTTTTGTGGGAGTTATGAACTAGAGTATCAAATTGGTACTACAGACAGAGAAGGTATCCCAACAAATATTATGTGCACTAAGTGTGGGTGTACAGGTCCTTGGGTGTATTTGTCTGAAAAAGAGTTGTGTTGTAAAGAAGACGAGTTACCAGAAAGAGCTTTACAACATTGGAATTCTCGTAGTCCACATAACTATTGGCCATCTTAAAATAAAAACGATGTTTTGGTTTGAGTAATAGTCCTAAAAATTGTTATATATAAAAAACCTCTATAAAGGTATATAATATATATGTCAGCGGTAATACACACAATAATATAATAAAAACTCAAAAGCTTAATAGTATGACTACAAAGAAAGCAGCTTATATTGTAACTGAGAGAAACCCTGAAACATTAGCAGAAGAATTTAAGAGTTTGTTCTTTTCTCTAGTTGCTGCAGAGAAATACATTGCCACAAAGTCACCTTATGGTAAGATTAAGTCTTACGTAGAAGTAGAAGATGGTACTGCAAAAGAAATCTAAGTAAAACAACAAATATGCTAACTACAACTAAGAAAACTTTTAGTGTAACTACAAATGAACTCATTAAGAATTTCATTGCATCAACCATGGATATTCTTCAATGTAATCTTGAAGTGTATTATAAACTAAATGAATTTAGTTTAGATTTAGAATCATTTTCTGTACAATTAAAAAGGTTGACACAAGAGCAAGATTGTTTCTCTGAACTTTGTGCATTATTTAGAGAAGGTTATTCTGCTATGCTTATCAGCTCTCCAGACCTTGAAGTATTAGAAAGGCTAGAAAGAGACAATGAAGATTATCAGTTGTTGGTAATAGACTCTAATGAAAGGTGTTTAGGTGTACTTCAAAAAGACGACATCTCTTGGTGAACTGGGCTACCTATATTATAATAGGTAGAGATATAGAGTGAGAGGTTAAGTATTAACTAAATCACAATGAAAACAAATGTAGTAATTTTAGCAGCCGGTTATGCAACTAGACTTTACCCTTTAACCTTGAATAAAGCAAAACCTTTACTTGAAGTATGTCAAAAGCCAATGATGGAATGGGTAGTAGACAACCTTTCATCTATTAAAGATCTCGGGAAAGTCTATGTAGTAACCAACAACAAGTTTGCAAAGAGCTTTAAAGAATGGTCTCAAAGTTATACTAAATCTTCTATTGAGTTTGAGATTGTCAATGATCTTTCTACTTCAGATCAAGACAAGCTAGGTGCAATTGGAGACTTAAACTTAGTTATTAACAAGTGTAATCTGCAAGAAGAGCCTCTGATTGTAGTAGCTGGAGACAATCTTTTTTCAGAAAGCCTGGAAGCTTTTCATACTTTCTGTGCTAGTTCTGATAAGGCTGTGCTGGGAGTGTATGATGTAGGATCAAAAGAACAAGCAAAGAAGTATGGAGTTGTTGAGCTAGATGATGAGGGAGTTATTAAATCTTTTGAAGAGAAGCCAGCTGATCCAAAGAGTTCAAAGATCGGGATTGCTTTGTATTACTATCCTCCTCTTGCTGTCAAGAAAGTAAGAGAGTATTTGGCAGAAGGAAACAATCCAGATCAGCCTGGAGGCTTCTGTGGCCATACATCAGGATCCCAGCGCTGGAAGATTGAGAGAGCTGATAAACCTTCTACGATGAAGTTTACACTCCGAAATACCGGTCAATGGAAAGCAGCTAATAGCAGTACTAAGTCTCCTGGCAATGTGCTTTGCAAAGGTCACAAACCTTACTATGACTTTAACTTTTAGTATATTATGGGACTAGAAAAAGCAATCAAGCACGAGGCTAATGATCAGATCTTAATGAGCATGGGCTATCTTTAAGGCTTAATAATTGTTGCTTGTTTAATTCGGCGGCGTAAATAAATGTCACCATGAAACGAATCCTGGATAGCTCAATGGTAGAGCATTCGGCTGTTAACCGAACGGTTGTTGGTTCAAGCCCAACTCCAGGAGTTTCTTTTTAATGACCTCTGCAATCCGGTGGAGGTAAGGAATGCATGTTGATTCTTTAACATAATTATGTTGAGATGTATCAATGACATGCAATTGGATATTATGTTTAATACATGCCAAAACCTTAAGGTTATCATTCCGTTGAATCCTATTTAATTTAATGCATCCATGGATTGGTTTATAATGATGCACACCGTTTAATTCAAATGCTAGCTGTAAAGCAGGAATGAAAATATCTAGCTCGGACATTATGACATCCTTTCTATTATAATGTATTTCTAATTGCGGAAACATTGTATTCAATTTTGAGGCTAGCCACGTTTCTAATTTTGATATCCTAGTACCATATTTCTTATGTACATTGTTATAAGAGGCTGCGCATGAACTATTACAATAAATATTTTCGCTGCGCTTTTGTATTGCTTTTTCATAACAAATAATCTCATGACATTGATTGCACCGGCGTGGATCAGCGTAGTATAATTGTTTATTCCTTTCCAATCTTTGTTTGTTTCGTTGAATTGCAGACGCAATGTCTTTACCTGAACGCTTAACATGCCATGCTTTATGACCATTCAATGACATATTATTTCGAAATGTTTTATTGCATTGCTCGCATTTAAATATCATACGTCATATTTATTTTTACCTAAATTAATAGGTGTATGATCTATAGACTATACAGTCTAGTAGACTACCACTTCTCTAGACAAGAGAGGGTATTTAAATAGTGTTATATACAAAACACCGGCAAAAGGCTGTTGTGGGGCGCATGCCTAAAATTTTTATACAAATCTTAGAATTTCCTATAAGGCCTTTCGAGACCATTCGCGGCCTGGGGCAAGTCTCTGAACCTCAAAAATTTTTTTTTATAAATTTTTTGAAATTTCCTATATAGGCTTTTGCGATATTTGTGGTGCGTGGAGGATGCGCTGCTTACTGTTTTATGGAAAAATGAATATTCGAAAAGAGAATATCGTTATTCAAATTCCATATTTTAGCTTAGCGAGAAGCCATTTCTTATGGTCGACGATGGTATAATAGTGACTATATTCTTTTAATAAAAAAGATATACCTAGGTTTTTATAAACCAAAAACTCCGGCCAGCGGCCTTTAAAGTCTCTGAATTCGTCGGCGAATTTTACATATATTCTTCCTTCTATATCTTCAAATTCCATATTTTAGCTTAGCTAATAGCCATTGTTGTTCATCTACAATTTTATATGTTTGATGTTTCATATGTACTATTCCAAGATTTTTATTTTTAAAAAATAAATTCAATTGACTTTCATGAGTTTTATTGTAACTGGAGGCTAGCATGTCAGAAAATTCTAATAAAAATTTATGATATATTATATTATCAATATCTTCAAATTCCATATTTTAGCTTAGCTAATAACCATTTCTTCTCGTCTGTTATTATATAATAATTGCTATGATAATTGATGCAATTAATACCAATATCTTTATATTCGATAAAGGCATGCCAACTGAATATATCGTTCGAAAGAGAATAAAATTCATCTCTAAATGTGAGATAAATTAAATCATTTATATCTTTAAAATCAAATACCATATTTCAACTTAAAAAGCATCCATTTCTTTTTATCAATAATATTATAATAATCAGTGTATAAAGATGAGTCGAATTCGTTTTCCCTTTCAATTAAAGTAGGATTTACTAATACACCCATTGATTTTTCTTTAATAAATTTTGAATATTTCATATGAGATGTATTCCATTCATCTTTAAACATATCATAAATCTTTGGTATAAAATCGTATTGTTTACTTATGTCGATGTTCTTGTCGTGAGACATACTATATCATAAATTATACTTCAATTTAGATATTAACCACTTCTTTTCATCAGTAATGATGTATAAACCTTCTTTATATATTATTCCTATATTTAAATTTTTAATAAAATGACTCCAATCATTGTATTCATTATTCAAAAAATATTGATACTTTAATACATTAAATACTGGATCACAATTCAATTCCATACTTTAAACAGGCCAGCATCCATTTTTTATGGTCAGTTATAGTATATACGTCACAATTAAATTCGCCCTTGCCTTTAAATTTTAAACCAATATCTAATAGAGTAATAAATTTTTTCCATTCAATGTCACCATGGTTATACCATTCCCATCCTATAGCGGCCAATAATTGTTTATTAACATCCTTATAAACCATATTTTATATCACACAATTTATATGAGAAGAGTACATAATATATATTATATATAAACTAAATATTATTCTATGGGAAAAGGCGATCATTCACAACGCAAAGAAAAGAAAAAACCAAAACAAGCTGGATCTAAATCATCACAAAAAGGAGCTAATAAGAAAAAGAATAAGTAAATTATTCACACCTCCAAATGGTATCGGATACCTTCATGGGTATCGATACCCCAGTGGTAAAAGACTTGTCTTCAAATATTATCTTATTTGTAGGTAATATAGATACCCTGCCATTGTCTAATTGCAGAAAAAAGAATTCTTTTGATTGTTCGGGGTAGCTAGAAAACCCTTCACCATAGGGTACCACACTGAATAGATACCTAGCTAGGAGACCTTCTGGTATTGTTTTGCATCGCATACCAGATAGATAGTGGTATTCTATTACACTGAATTCCGAAGAATAACAATCCCAAAGTTGTGCCTGTTTAGGAGACCATTCTGGGGTATCTATATGAAAGGATACCGCATGTGGTGGAACATTGCGATATACAGCGCCATTTTCCAAGAGCAAATGCAAACCCCAAACCCTACCAGGAATCGAAGATATACCAAACCAAACAGCAGGTGCCCAACCAGTAGTCTGGGAAACAAAAGATAAATCTACCCAAACATACTGATGTTTAGGAATATTACCTGACGTATGATACATATGAGTATTTAAAAACTCAATACTCTATATGAGCGAGGAGTGAGTTGATTATTCAATGAAATAATTAGTGCCGTCTGTGAATAATTTTACTGATTGGTATTGGCTGTTCAAAACATAAACTGGTGCGCCATCAATTAAAACACCCGCTGGTGGTGTCAGTGTGACAGTGCCGGTGGATCCTATCTTTTTATGCAGCTTGACTCCGGTATGATTGTTTATAGGTAAAAGTGATACGTTAATGCCGCTGCCAGCTGTATCATCATCATATATAAAATGTGAATATGTGTCTGATTGTGTGTAATTGCCTGCTGATTGTATTTTAATTAAATTAAATCCCCATGATGCAGAAAAGTTTTTTACTGTAGTACTAGTGCTATTCCATTTAGCAGAATCAGAAACAACTGTGCCTAAACTTACAGCTGGCTGGCCTGCACCTATAGCTACTAATCTATATGTACTTGAAAACGGATCTGCAAATTCTACTGATATATTTGTATTGTCTATTTGTATAGCTGCTAATACAATGGTATTAGTATTTTTGTCAATAACATTTGCTACGAGATCAGATGTGCTTAAACTATGTGCATATGTAAAATATGTTGTTGTGCCATCCCCTTCGATATCGACCGCAAATTTCATTTGGTCTTGGAAACCAGTACCGCCACTTCCTGCAACCCAGAGTGCAGAATTGGTTTGAATTAATGTATAAAGATTTAAAATTTCTTCAGATAGATTATTTTCGCCTTCTAAGAAATTGCTTAATGTTGTAATATTCCCATTGACTATTAAGTCACCATCCATAAAACCACCCCTAGCATACTGTACTGCATTGGTGCCGCCACCACCTTCTATAGCCATTCTGCCTAATTGGGTTTTAAATTTTTTTAATTCTTCATTAATTTGTGTAGATATATTTGATATATCTTTATTCTGTGTAGGTAACTCTGATGATGTTTTCTGTATATTTTCTAATTCCTCTAGAAAATGTAAATATTTGCCAGTGTTGATTGATGTCGATTGACCAGATGATATATTATTTTTTTTACTATCAATAATAAAATTATTATCTTCTTCAATTTCATCATTAATATGTTTTAAATTATTTAATTGCTCAAATAATATAGATAAGAAATCGCCATACGCATCATCACGAGATTTATGTATTTTGATTTTTGTAGATTGATCCAGTTTTTTGTCTGGCAAAAAATCACTCTTCATTTTTTTTTATTTATAGTTTAATTTACACATACCCACCAACAATAAGGCAAATCATATTCTTTTTCATTATAAAAAATATAAGTACCTGTTGTTTCAAAAAACCCTTCTTCTTCCATATATTTTATAAGATATTCCTTTTTAATATTATAATCTTTTCTAGCGTAAAAATCGAAATCAAATTTTCCATTTTCTCTCAAAGGATCAATTCGATATTTTAAAAAATTATTTTTCGGGGTTTTCATTTATATTAATGAGAATATTTATAAATATAGACAATATGAAATTTGCAGAATTAGTTGAATTTTTTTTAGAAGCAAAGAAAAAAAAGATGTCAAAAAAGGGCATTAAAAAAAGTGATGACACAAAACAAAAAGAAGGTGCGTATGATGTAGATAAAGATGGAAAAATAGCGCCATGGGAAGCCGCACGTTCTAAAGCTATTGCAAAAAATAAAAAGAAAAATGTTTCTAAAAAGTAATCTAGAAAAATTAACTTCTGACGAAAAATTAGCTCTTCAGTATATCGTATCTAAATCTCCTTGCGGCGGTATACTGCAAGAGCATTTAACTTGGATAAACCCCAAGTATCTTAATAGTGCTCTAAAAGAAGCTAGGAGTATTTTTAAACCACAATATCATTTTTTATTAGAAAATATTGAAATAAAATTGAATGTGAATAAATAATATTGTAGCACATATATTTTATTTTTTAAATTGCTACAATAAACATATGAGTACATCATTAATCCCACGAGTAGGGACAGGACTGTTTTCAGACGATGTCTGGAACAAACTTGTCGGTAATCCATGGTCGTTATTTAACAATATTAACGCTACACCATTATTCTCAAACTTCTCAGAAGAGACAAGTAGATTCTCTTCTACAGCAGATGCTTTAACTATAGAAGTAGATCTGCCTGGTGTAAAGAAAGAAGATACAATCATTGAATTAGGCAAAGATGACGTTTATATTTCCGCGAAAAGAAGTATTAAAAGTCAATCGGGCCAGCACGATGAAACATTTACTAGATCCTATCGTATTGATAGAGATTTTGACATCGAGCTTTTAAAAGCAAAGCAAGAAGATGGTGTATTAACTATTAATGTACCTAGGAAGGCATCAACAAAAGAAAAATTAAAACGGGTGCAAATTAGTTAATAGCGGTAAATAATTAATTCGCGAGAACATTTTATTGTGTTCTCGCGAATTTTTTTGTTTAAATTTGATTAAATATTAATATGAAAAACAATGCAAAAATCATAGGCTATGTATTGACTACGTTTTTTATAGCCATTATATCTCAATTAGATCAGATTGATTTTGCATTTAGCAGTCTAAATTCATCAAAGTGGGCAGGCATTATATTAAAATCAGCCATGCCATGTTTGGTTTCTGTAAAGGCTTTATTTGATACAGCAGATAATACAGATGGCGATAATCAAAATGATAAATCTCAAAACAATCCATAATCATGGAAGATTTTTTCTTACAAATTATTAAAAATCATTCTACATGGATGTATTATGCTGTGTCAACAGCTTTTACGTTGTTTTCTACCTATCTATATATAAAGAAAAAATTAACCAATTCTGATATAAAAGATTTTTTAGATAGCTTAAAAGAAATGCCTATTTCAATAAAAGAAATAGCCCAACACCAAACACATATTTATTCCGAGATAAAGTTGCAGGGTAAGTTGATATATACAATGCTAGATACATTAGAATTGGCTCATTTTCTTTGCGATTCATTAGGAAAATGTATAAAAGTAAATAGTAAATGGATACAATTAACTGGCATGTCTGAATCTGAAGCATTGGGACATAATTGGTTATTATCTATACATCCAGAAGATCGCGACCATATACAAGAAAAATGGCAGGACATGGTAGAGAATAGAATACCATTCGAAGAGACGTTTAGATATCAACATCGTTTAACTCAGGAAATTACTACTGTAAAATGTCATGCTACAGATGTATTGGATGATAATGGAAATAGGGTTTTTATTTTGGGGTTTTCACGTTTGCTAAAGTAGATTGATACGATAAATTAATATAATGTTAAAAAAATGGGGTCTGACAACGGAAGGTGAACAACCCGCCAGGGAAGCTCAACCAGCAGCACCAATGGCTGATTTAATTACATCCATGGGATCAATTAAATCAGTTGATAATTCAATTTTTTTCTATTGTGATATACATACGCAATCATGTGCTGAATTAAACAGACTTTTGCGAGAAGTAGATAATAAATTATTTCAAGCTAAAATGTTAATGAATGAAGAAGATTTTACTCCTACAATTCATTTGAGAATTAATAGCTATGGGGGTGATTTATTTGCGGGTATTTCAACAGTCGATACTATTCGAAATCTTAAGAGTCGCGTCTATACATATGTAGAAGGAGCTGCTGCATCTGCAGCTACTATTATTTCTATAGCCGGCACTAAGCGTTTTATAGGCAAAAATGCATTTATGCTAATCCATCAATTGTCATCTGTTTGTGCTGGTACATACGAACAAATGAATGATGGGCAAGAAAATAACAAACGATTAATGACACTAATCAAATCTTTATATAAGCAATACACTAAAATTCCTATGAAAGAATTAGATTCTATCCTTAAACATGACTTATGGATGGATAGTGATACATGCTTGAAGTATGGCCTAGTTGATAAAATTATCTGATCCCCTATACTGGGGATATGAATAGAGCACTGCATTATGATGATGTTGCATTAGTACCTAGATTCTTTGATGGGACTAGTAGGTCCCATATATCTACTAATATGACATTGGGTAATAAAACATTTCGTTTGCCGGTAATACCAGCAAATATGAAATGTGTAATCGATGAATCTATAGCAGATAAATTGCAAAAAAATAATTATTTTCATATCATGCATCGTTTTAATATCGATAATTACGAGCATGTCTTAAAAGCAAATCAAGACGGATGGAATAACATATCCATCTCTGTTGGGGTGAAAGATGAAGACTATAGTGTATTGCGCAAAATCTTAAATGCTAATCTATCTGTTGATTATATTACAGTAGATATTGCTCATGGTCATTCTAAGTCCATGAGAGAAATGCTTCATTTTTTACGAGAATACTATACAAATACATTTATTATTGCAGGTAATGTTGGTACTGTAGACGGTGCACAGTCGCTGTATGATTGGGGTGCTAATGCTGTGAAGGTGGGTATAGGGCCTGGCAAATCATGTATCACAAAATTAAAGACTGGATTCTTTACACCAATGTTTTCTACTATTAAAAATATTAGAGAAAATACAAAAGGAATTACTTTAATAGCTGATGGAGGCATTCAACAAAATGGTGATATTGCCAAAGCATTTGTAGCTGGTGCGGATTTTGTAATGGCTGGAAGTATTTTTGCACAATGTGTGGATAGCCCCAGCGAAAATATTAATGGTGAAAAAGTATACTTCGGATCAGCGTCTGCGGAGAATAAAGGATTCAATAAAAATGTCGAAGGAAAGAAAATTTTATTGTCATCAAATGGCATGACATATTTTGAAAAATTAAAAGAAATACAAGAAGATTTACAAAGTTCGATGTCATATGCCGGCGCACATAGCATAGTACAAATGTCTATGACAGACTTTTTATTAGTTAACTAGTGAGACCGGCGCCACCATGAATTATGGTTTTAGCCTCACCAATTATACCAGAATTTATAATATTACCGGCTTCGTTTCTAATTTCGGGATTCCCTCCCAACTTTGAAGTAGCTGGTCCATAAAAATTATGACTATGTGGTAATGTGTGTGACGCTTTACTAGCATTGTCAGAATAATGAGCTTCGCCCATGTCTTTTGCAATATCTATAAAACTACCAACTGGTGCACCAGGCCTATAACAATACATGCCATTAGGTACACCGGGTTTTAAGCTAAATGAACGACATGCTAGTTTCATTCCGGGATAAGCCATCATGCCGGTTGTATTTAACATAGTCATAACTGGTATAAATACGCCACCAATCGGGCATGCCGCTGCTATAGATATATTTAATGCCGGTAAAAATACAGTATCAAACCAAGTCGCTAGTGGTCCTAAATCAGCATATGCTATAGTAGAATCTTCTGGCAGATAAGCTGTACCGGCATTTTGAGATGTCTCTTGTGTTTGACATGGTATAGTCATATGCTGTGCATAAATTTCACCATCAACATATAATGAACCATGTACAATAGCATTTCTTTTAATTCCTAAATTACTGTTAATTACAACTTGATTTGTTTCGTCACATGTTTGAATATTAACTGTATCACCAACTAAATTAACATGATTACCACAAATAATGTTTATACTGCCTTCTGCGGATGTTATATTAAAATCATATAATGAAGAAAAATTTGTAACGGCGCCAGAATTTATATCTAAATTGCCCTCTGTAGACATTGTTATACCACCGGCACCGACAGTTACATTAAAACTATTATTAGCTAAAATAGAATAATTACCCCATGGTACTGGATGTGATACAGTTTGAAAATGTGGTATATTTTTTTGTTTTACATCAGTTCTTTGACTTCCTATTTCTATTTTTTCGACTATAGGATATCCGGCGTCGCCATCAAATTTTCTAACTGGGGGCGCACTTTCAGATGATACATATTGACCACCGACACATATGTGTAAATCATTAGTATAAGTAAAAATCTGTGTACCGCCTGGATTCATTTCTGTTTCAACATTGACAAGATCTTTAGCTGTAGATTCAATAACTTTTTGATGATCCTGTTGAAGCTCAATTTTAGCGGGTTGTGTAGTAGGAATTTTACTAGCTATCAATTTAGCACCCATGCCTTTAATCATGGTACCTAAATTAAAGTTGCTTATTTGTTTAGACAATGAATCTAATTTTTGCCTTGCTTTTTTTATAGCATTTGTTTGTGAAGAATTTGGTGAACAAGACATATATTATTTTTTATTTTTATTATTACAAAGCTTTATACCTAATAATTTAATTTGATCACCCAACATTGCAAATAAAAATGCAAATGGATTTCTGATCAAATTTAATACTTCTGCGACAATTTCTTGCACAGCTTTAAGCATCAACAATCCCATGTCCAAATATTTTCCTACGGTTTGCAACATCAAATTCAATTGTTTTAACCACACAGAAAAAGGAAGACCAAATGGTAGTTTAAATTTTAATGAAAAAGGCAAACAGAAAGTATCATTGGGTGCTTTCTTCTCTGCTACTTTAGCATTCTGTTTCCTCACCTTTTCGAAATTTGGCTGTGCTATTGGTTTGGCAGCGTTTTGAAATGCAGGTGCCGCAGTCTTTAACCAATCCTTTTGATACTTTACATCTTTTAAATCACCTGCTACATGATGTGTAGTGCCCTTTGCTATTATTTGACAATCACCACCTACTTCTACTTTGTAATTGCCTCGAACTTTTATAAAATAATCACCATTAACATCTGTTGTTTTTTGCCTCTTTGCCACTGTTTCGAAAATGCCGAACGGGCTAGTCTGATAGCTATTTCCGTACAAGTCACCCATCTTTATTCCTTCGGATCCCTGTGTACTGTTAATTTCTATAGTACCGCCGCGTTCACTTAAAGTATATTTACTAGCATAAAGTGAAGGTGATTTACTATCACTTTCGACAGGTAATACCGCTTGATTTAAAGAAGAATTATTAGGTGAACCTTTTATTACAGAACCCCATTCTTCTGAATTGTATGAATAAGCAAAATATTTTGGACTAGCTATATTACCATCTTCGAAAAAGACCCATACATGTGATCCAACTTTAGGTATAGAAAATGATCCTCTAGCAGATGCTAATGCATGCATGGGTTGCTCGAGATTTGTATTAATATTTGTGCTTCCTTCTCTTTTGGGATCAGGGGCTAAGCTTAGCTTGACCTCTCTATTAAATGCAGCTGGAAAAAATCCTCCACTTAATGTGGCATCACTAGCAGTATATGTGTTTGTTATTGCATTGAACATTCCCATGCCACCGCCACCTATCAAAGGTGCTGCTTGGTCTGCCCATGGGACTATCTCTGCAATTTGTTCTATAATTACAGTGGGTATTTGAGTTGATGACGATGGTTTGCTTTCTAGAAAAGATTTTGCTTGTGAAGAAATTGTTTTTTCTCCAATCTTATTAAGGCTATACGACCCATTTAAAATATAATTTGAATATTGAGGTAAAAATATTTTTACTCGACCCCTAGATTCAGGATCATTATTTTTTATTACAATACCTCTAGTAAAGCCATATATTTTTTTATCAAACATATATTATAGCATTGCATTTAATTGCTTTGTTAATTTTTCTACAGAACGAAGATTACGGCCTGCGTGTTGTTCCATAACCCCGCCCGCATTATATATCGCGCCTGCTACTTCATTTTGAATGCGATCGAATTCATTATCTATTTTAGGTAAAACTTTTTTAGTAATTTTTTTTGCAATAATAGCTGAAATACAATTCAAAAAATTTGCAGCTTGTATAGCACAATTCTGTGTATTAAAAATAAAATCTAATAAATTTGATTGTTTCTTTTTTATTTTATCATATATTTGTTGTAGATTTGATAAAATATTTTGTGCTGATTCTACATAGCTTTTTAAAAGACGAATACCTAATGATGTAATTTGCAGTATATTATTAACTCGGGCTTGCATGCGATCCGCAATTGCATTAGTAATCAAATTACCTACTGAAGCCGCAACAAAGCCTACTGCTTTAAATAAATTAGCAGGATTAGACAATAATGTCGCTGCAGTCATACCTGCGCATAATAATCCTTGTGATAGTTTTACTATTTTATCTAAATTGTTAAGTTGGCCTGCGAAGCCACCTGCTAGTCTATTAAGATCCACGAAAATATTTACTTGAAATATCTAAAGTATCTTAATATAATCATATTATGAAAATTAAAGTATCTCATGAATCCCCATTGTGTTTATTAAAGGATTCGATTAATTATAATGATTATGATTATGCTCTAGTACATCTTTTTGAACAGAATCATCATTACTTTAATTTTTTTAGAAGCTCTGTTTTAGCTAATCGCGAAGTATTATTAGATAATAGTATTTTCGAATTGGGTACTGCTTTCGAAAGTAAAGAATATCACAGATGGATTCATCTACTAGAACCAACATATTACATTGTTCCAGATGTATGGGAGGATAGTAAAGCTACTAGAGAATCATTTAAAAAATTTACACAAGAGTTCAATGATATTCAATCATTAAAAATTGGTGCTACACAAGGCAAAACATATCAAGATTTTGTAGATTGCTATAAATTTATGGCTGAGCATGCTGACTATATTGCAGTATCATTTGCATACAGTTTTTTTGAATATATAGGCACTGGCAATAATAAACTCGAGCGGATGGCTTCTGGCAGACAACGTTTAATTCGTAATTTAATTGATGACGGAATTTGGTGTTGGAATAAACCACATCATTTATTGGGATGTGCATTGCCTCAAGAATTTAATTATTATTGGAAAAAAAATATATACAATATCAGAAGTGTAGATACTAGTAATCCGGTGATGGCTGGTTTTACGCATATGAAATACAACGGTGATTTAGGTTTGAAGGATAAGCCAAAAGGATTGCTTGCGGATAATATTGACGCATCATTAGATGATGAACAATTAGATCTCATCAAATATAATATTGATGCATTTAAACAAATTGTAGGTAGAAAATAATTTTTGATATATAATAAACATATGTATATTTGTATTTCAGGGGCACACAGCCAAGGTAAGACAACATTGTGTAATGCTTTAAAAAATAATGCATTTCTAAAAGATTATCAATTTATTGCGTCGCCTATTCGTGATTTGCAAAAGCAAGGATTTCCAATTAATCAAGATGGTGATGAAGTGACTCAATTATTTGTCATTTCGAAATACTATGAATATAGTAAAAAGAATGGATCAATTATCGCTGATCGATGTGTATTAGATGGTTTAGCATATACACAAGCTGTATTAGAAGGATTTGATGATAGTGAGTTTAAGCAAGCGTTGGGTATTATTGCGTCAAAATGTTTTAAAAACTATGATATTATTTTTTATATTGAACCAGAATTAGAATTAAAAGAAGATGGTACTAGACCAACAGATAAAGCATTTTTTGATAAGGTAGTATATTATTATGATCGTTGGTTAGAAAATATTTCTACGTATAATAATGCACCTAAGATTATACGATTATCAGGCACAGTAGAAGAGAGAGTTAGTATTTTTATGCATGAAATGAAACAATTTATACAAACAAATTATTTTGTTTCATAATCTTTTAATTCAGACAGATATTTATATAAATTCTTAAATGCATTAATCAATTGATTCCATCTTAAGCGACCCACATTATTATTTGATTTTTCTTCACCAATTGATGAGTAATAAATTAAGATTAATAATTTTGTATCTTCAGAAGGAATAATTGAATCCGGAAAAGGTAATTTTTTTTCTTCAGTGTAATTAATACTAAATTCTCTCAATACTTCTTTTCTATTTAATTCAGATATTTTTTTAATATTGTTTAATTGCAAATTACGTGTTCGCTGCCACAATTCATTATTAGGAGCCTTTTCGTATAATGAAAAAAATCTATGCCTTATTATTTCTAGACAACCACCCAATTGGGCTTCAAATTCTATTCTAGCTCTCATATAATTATACCATTTCATTACTGGTATATATTCACCTTTACTGGGTCGCGTCGCAGCAATATACCTTCTAGTAAGTTTTTTTGAAGGTTGTGTCATGTGTAAAAATTCATGATATACAATCCCATATATATCTGAATCAGAAAGAGCTAATAATCTGGGATAAAAGGAAACAAATTTATTTAAAGTATCGGCAGATCCATTTGTATCACTCATATATATTGTAAAATAAACATCAGCAGTTATATCCTTTTTAGTTTCTTGATCATAAAGATTTACTTTAGTGAGATGTAGTGCATAATGCGGAGCTCCGTCTTCAGTCATCTCAACCAACTCTGCTTCAATACCTTTTTTATATAACTTTTGAATTAATACATTAATATTTTGATTTAAAAGATCATCTCTCAATTCACCCGTAGGAGTTCGCGGTTCGAAAACAATGTGCAAATATTTAGAAAAAGAATAAGTGGGTTTTATTTTAATATAATTACTAGTTAAAATTTCTTTTATATCTAACAGCAAATCCGTAACATCTTTTGCAATGTCTCTATCACGATCTATTAATGTGTAATATAATTCTTCGTTTATTAAACCATCTAGAGAATGCATAATTTTATTTATTGATTTTTTATATTATAAAAATAATATAATAATATATGTTTAAATACACATTGTGCGGCCGCAGTAGTTCATGTTGTCCTGTAATTAATGAAGAAGAAGATAATTTCACTATTTCGGATGATTACGGTGGACAAATTAAATTAACAAAAGATGAATTTTTAATGTTGAAGGAAGCTGTTCAACAATATCAAGAATCGTCACAAGGTGATTCATGTGGTTTGAATTGATAAGTTCTTTGGGATTGACCTATATTTTAAAATATGGGTCTATCTTACAAAAATTAAGAGCATTTCTCATTTCAAAAAGTAATTTTTTCGAAGAGCTATTTAAATGTTCTTTATGCTTAGGATTTTGGAGTGGTATATTATTATCACCATTTATTTTTTATAATCATAATATTGTTGATGCAATATTATTTCCTACCGCCGCGGCAGCGTTCTCTTGGTCAATTGATGCTTTACATGATTTTATCGTAAAGCATTAATCTTCAGTCTTTTCTAACTCTAAAAGAAAATTTAATAGTCTCTTAAGAGAATTTTCTGCATAATACATTTTTTTCTCAGCAGCTTCATCAAGTTCTTTGCTGATTTTTTTAATAAGTGTATTTTTTAATCCCTCAACAGAATATTTTTGAATAGGTGAATTCAATATATCAGTAGGTGAACCCAACCCTGTATTGCTACCAGCAACAGGCCCATGACCAGGCCCCATCATAGAAGAAGTAGTTTCATAGCTGTGATCATGGTCAGAAGTTATATCTGCATGCTGGAAACTGCTTTGTGTCCCAACATTATAAGCTTCATATATTTTTTTAATCGCATAATAGTCATCTGCCATGTAGATATTTAATTGTATTTGCTATAATAAATTATGGAAAAAATATTTCTAACATGGGAAACTGTTCAATCTGATATCGAAAAATGTTTAGATCAAATTAAAGATAAATCATTTGATTTTATTTTGGGTTTAATGAGAGGAGGTTCTATTCCTGCAACTATTCTGTCAAATAAATTGAATGTGCCATTAAGAATGTTTGGTATCAAATCATATATTGATACTAAACAAAATGATGAAATTACTATATATCAAACATGTAGAGATAGCATTATTAATGCGAAATCAAATCGAAAAAATTTATTAATTGTAGATGATTTATCAGATAGTGGAAATACCCTTAAATTTGCTGTCGACAATTATAAATATTATTTCGATAACGTATATACGTTAACACCATATGTAAAGGAAGGCACCACATTCGAACCTGATTTTTATAGTAGAAGATATGAAAAAGATTCGTGGCTAGTATTTCCATGGGAATAATATGAAATTAAATGATTTAATAGACCTAGTGTTGGAAGAATATATGCCACCATATGCACCTCAAAACAAATATTCATTCTCTGTAAATTTTTCAGGTTATGTTCCATTAAAACAAAACCCTATGGAACAAAAACCAATTATCTTAAAAAAGAAGAGAAAATTGAAAAAGCGGCGTTAATATAAAGCATGGCAAAGAAAGTAACTTGTATTATTACTGGCAAAAGTTTTAATTTTAATAATGATTTTTACCAAAAGAAAGTAAATGAATTTGGGTCAGAAACAGAATTACAGCGCAAGTATGTATGTCGACAAGCGGCCGGATTGTTGAATCGTGGTTATTCAGTAGATGAAATCAGGGATCTCCTTAAGGTAGATAAAAAAATGGCTTCGATTGATGAATCACTAGTTGCTGAATTAAAAAACCTGAATGAAAACGATGATCTAGCGAGATTAGAAAATATGAGCATTAAAAAGTCAGATCCAGATGTGGCTGCTTTTATTGAAAATATCAAAAAATGCAATATTTAAATATTGCATTTAAATTCATTGATGCATAATCATACACATAAATACAAATCCTATGAAAGTTGTAAAACGAAATAAAGAGAAAGAAGATTTCGATATTGAGAAGATTAATAAAGTTATTTCGTGGGCCATAGAAGGAGTTAGTGGTGTTTCTCTTTCTGATATTGAAATAAATGCAAAAATAAATATCGCAGACGGTATTTCTACAAAAGAAATTCACAAGGTATTAATTGAATCTGCAGCCAATCTCTTTACAGAAGATGCACCAAATTATCAATGGGTAGCTTCTAGACTTCTTAATTACCAATTAAGAAAAGACGTTTGGGGCGGAAAGAATCCTCCAAAGTTAATTGATTTAATCAAGAAAAATGTTGATCGCGGTGTTTACGACACCGAATTACTTGAAATGTATTCAATTGATGAAATTGATAAACTAGATGAAAAAATTAATCATGACCGTGATTATAACTTTACATATGCTGGTATCAAACAATTAGTAGATAAGTATCTTATACAAAATCGCAAAACAAAAGAAATTTATGAGACCCCCCAATTTGTTTATATGCTTATTGCTATGGTCGCTTTCCATAAGTACCCCAAAGACAGCCGATTAAATTATGTCAAAAAGGCATATGATGCTTTCTCTAAATTTAAAATTAATTTACCAACACCACAAATGGCTGGAATTCGAGGCCCCCTCAAACAATATGCATCATGTTGTCTTATTGATGTAGGGGATTCAAAAGAAAGCATTTTCTCCTCAGTTATGGCTGCGGGATATGCAACAGCTCAGCGCTATGGTATTGGTTTAAATTTCGGTCGTATCCGAGGATTAGGAACAGAAATCAAAGGTGGCGCGGTTATTCATACTGGCGCTATTCCCTTTCTTAAAGTATTTGAATCTACAGTAAAGTCATTACAGCAAAATGGTTTGCGTGGTGGGGGTGGCACTGTCAATACTCCATTTTGGCACTGGGATATAGAAGATATCATTGTTTTGAAAAATAATGGAGGTACAGAAGATTCTCGTGTAAGACACTTAGACTATGTCATTCAATTTTCGAAATTATTTTATGAACGATTCATGAAGAATGAAGGCATTACGTTATTTTCTCCACACGAAGTTCCAGAATTAATTGACTCTTGGGGGTTGCCAGAATTTGATGAGCTTTATAAAGCCGCTGAGAATAATGCAAAAATACGGTATAAACGCAAGATAAGTGCAAAACAACTAATGTCATTGTTTGTAAAAGAAAGAACGGAAACTGGTCGCATATACGTAATGAATATTGACCATTGCAACGACCATGGAGCATTTTTGGATCGTGTAACTATGACCAATCTTTGCACAGAAATTACATTCCCAACAACTCCTATTAATCATATTGATGATCCAAATGGTGAGATTGGTATTTGCATACTTTCTGCGCTTAATTTGCTAGAGATTAAAGATGATGCTGATTTGATTAATACTTGTGATATTATTGTACGCATGTTGGATGAATTGATCTCATATCAAGATTGGTTTACACCTGCTGCAAAGAATTTTATTGAGGGCAGAAGAGCATTGGGTGTTGGTGTCACTAATCTTGCGGCATTGTTAGCTAAAAATAATATCAAATATACAGACCAGTCAGCACCAAACTTCGTAGACGAATGGTTTGAAAAAATACAATATCATTTACTATCCGCATCGTGCACGTTAGCAGAAGAAAAAGGAAAATGTGATAAATTTCATTTAACCAAATATAGCAAAGGCATTTTACCAATTGATACATATAAAACAAAAATAGACCAGGTAATTACCAGGAAACCATCAATGGATTGGAATGGTTTAAGAGCACGTATTCTTAAACACGGTTTGCGCAATTCGACACAAACTGCACAGATGCCTGTGGAAAGTTCATCAATTATTCAAAATTCAACTAATGGCATTGAACCAGTGAGATCTTTGATGACATATAAAGCTTCTAAAGCGTCTACTATACCAGTTCTTGTACCCAATTTTGCAACCAACAAAAATAAGTATACATTAGCATTTGACATGCCTGATAATATTGGCCTTATTAATGTTATGGCTGCAGCCCAAAAATGGGTTGACCAGGCAATATCAGGTAATCTCTATTATAATTATGACAATTATCCAGATCGTTTACTTCCAGATACTGTTGTAATAAAGGATTTATTGCATGCATATTCAATGGGAATTAAGTGTTTATATTATTCAAATACATCAGACGGTGATAAACAATCTGCTAGCAATGATGATAAATGCGCCAGTGGAGCTTGTACGTTATGATTTAGATAAATATATACATGGATTTAAATGAGATGATTAACATCCTTCTTCGTGAGAAGAAGGATGCTTGTTATTATAAGGTGAAGAGTAGGTATAAAGTATGGCCTTCTGCATATGCATCCGGGGCATTAGTAAAATGTAGAAAAAAAGGTGCTAAAAATTGGGGCAAATCAAAATGAATACACTAAACCATTTAATAGATATTCTTCTTGAAGGATTTAAATTAGAAAAAGAAAGGGGTCTAAAAGGATGGTTTGATCGTAATCATGGTAAAGGATGGGTTGATTGTAAAACTGGCAAACCCTGTGGGCGGCGAGAAGGTGAAAAGAGAAGGAGCTATCCTGCATGCAGACCCACTAAGGCTATGTGCACAGCATCAAAAAGAAAGAAGAAGAGCACTAAACGAATTAAATGGATATCTAAAAAATAATATTATAATAATATCATGAGAACTGTTTTGAATATTGACAATGTTGATACACGGCACGAACCACTTTTTTTAGGCAAAGATCTTTCTCTGCAGCGGTATGATCAACTCAAATATCCTAAGTTGTTTGAATTGGCTGAAAAAATGGAAGAATTTTTTTGGAGACCAAATGAAGTATCTCTTTTAAAGGATCGCAATGATTATTACGAATTAAGTGATGCAGAAAGATTTGTTTTTGACACAAATCTCAAATGGCAAACCATGACAGATAGTATGCTGTCACGCTCTATTTTTAAAATGGCTGAATATGTGTCTAATCCAGAATTAGAAGCAGCCATGAATGTTTGGGCATTTTTTGAATCAAACATTCATTCACGCTCTTACTCACATATTCTTAAAAATGTTTATCCCGATGAATCAAAATTTTGGAATTCTATTTTAGAAGACCAAGAGATTCAAAGTAGGGCGAATGCAGCCAAAAAAGATTATGATAAATTGTTTGGTGAAACTAGTGATATCAGAACTCAAATATTTGATGCGCTTTTATCTACGCAAATTACTGAAGGTCTTGCTTTTTATACTTCTTTTGTTTGTAGCTTTTTCTTCGGCGCCAGGGGAAAAATGGAAGGAAATGCTAAAATCATTAAGCTCATTGCACGAGATGAAAACCTTCATGTTGCGGTAAGTCAAAATATCCTCTCCTATCTCCGTGATAATCCTGATGAAGGGTTTCAAGATATTATTAAAGCCAATGAACAAAAAGTCTATGATGCATATGGTTTAGCTGTAAACATCGAAAAGAAGTGGGCTGATTATCTTTTTTCAAATGGTGGGTTATTAGGTCTTAATTCGGATGTATTAAAACAATATGTTGAATGGCTAGCTAATAATCGTTTAACTTCATTGGGATATAAAAAGATTTTTGATACTAAAAAGAATCCATTGGGATCATGGTATGATGCATTTATGAATTCAGATAAGGTACAAGTTGCACCACAAGAAACGGGCATTACTTCATATAAAATTGGAGCACGAAATACTGAAGTCGATGTTAATGCATTTTCTGAGATAGAACTTTAATAAAGGAAACCCTTTATTATTGATCATGCAAAAGAACGAAGCACAAATTGTTAAAGGAACTAATATTAAGAAAGTAGTTGATAATCCAGAATGGCAAAAATTGCGCCTTTGGTTTAAAGGTAAATGGAATAATAGAGGGAAAGAATGTTTAGAAAAGCTTGAAAATTATTTTGAAAAAGATCCTAATGATCCATGGCGGGTCCGTCGCGTATTAAATTATGTTACATGTTCAGGATTTAGAACCTCTGCTATTAAAGAACCAGGAGTAGATGCTTTGAGAGAACGTGTCAGAAAAAAGTGGCGTGATCTTCTAGGTGAAGAAAATGCTACTCATAAAACAGGTGGCAGGCTTTAATTAAATTAAAAAAAAAGATCCGGCTCTTTCGAACCGGATCTTAAACTTTTCGTATTTAAAATACTCTTAGAAGTATACGCTATTAGCGCCTGGTGTGAATGCTTCACCCAAGTTCTTGACGAGAATTACATGGTAGTAAAGATTTGCACCGAAGATGTTGTCTACAACGCCATAACGGGTTAATAGACCAACACGTGGAGCAAAGTCATTAGGACCAATTGTCCTCTGAACCATTACTGGGATGTATGGGCAATAGATAATGCCTGTGTCATAGAATTCTGGTCCCTTGTATCCAAGGAGAGCATATTCTACAGCTGCACGGGGACTACCATATCCTTGATTTCCGTATTGTGTAGTATTTTGTACTTCTGTACGGGTATCACGATATACATTGAAACGACCACCGAGATTACCAACTTTAGCAACTCCGACAGGTTGTGTATTTACAGAACCTTGTACGGGAGCCCATTGGAATTCAGGAAGCATTTCAAGAATTGCGCAAACACGTGGTGTAGCTACAACGAAATTAGCAGCACCGCGACGATTACGAACTGCAATACGATTTGCTTCAACGATCAAACGTTGATAGAAATCACGATTGCGCTCAACTAACCAACGACCATCTGCGGAGATTGGACTCCAGATAGAATATCCGGCTCCTTGTCCACCATTGAGTGCTGTTTGAATCATGCGGATGATCATTTCACGGTCAATTTCTGCTTGGATCTCATATGCCATAGCATTTGTGATCTCAGCGTCAATATCAATGCCGTTCATGTTCTTGAGATCTTGTTCGAGCTCAACAGACCAACGAGCGCCTAAACGACGGGTACCAGCTTCTACTGCTGTCTTCTCAAAGGAGACTTCAACAGTTGGAATCTGTGAATTGATTTCAAAGCTCTTCAATACTTCGGCTACGCCGCGATCTTGATCAGCGAATGACCAAGCAGCGTTACCTGAGAGAGATGCTGAAGAAGCACCAGTGTAACGTGTATCAAGGTGTTGATAACCAATTTCATTTGCATTTGCGCCAGATCCATAACTAACCTGTGCATATGGGTGGCTAGTGGTATCTCCACCAACTCCACCGTCTGCGCCGCCGCCACCGAGTGCAGTATTTGCATACTTATAACGGAGTGCGAAAGCAAGTCCAACAGGACCACTCATTGGTTGAACCCCAACGATCTCATTTGAAATGAGTTCAGGGAATGTACGACGAATCATCGGGATGAGAATCTTTGGAAGACGCGCATCACCTGTTGCGTAACTATCAGTATTTCCGAATTTTCCGCCGGTTTGACCAACATCAACAGAACCATAGTTGAACATAGAGGCTTGGCCCCCCGCAACGTTACCAGCTTCTGTTAAACACCATGATTCTTGGTTCTCAAGAAGCATAGCTGTATTTAAACGGGTGTGTGAGTCCTCGAGAGGAGCTACTGTCTTAGAGGAATAATCGAGCACTGGTGCCCATTTCTCAAGAAGTGCTTCTGCACGATTCTTATCGATATATGCTTGTGTAGGTTTAATTTGCATAAGATTGTCTTTTTCCTTTCTTTTTTTCGACCTCATGGACTTTCGTCCAGGATGTTCAAGTAATTTATACTTCTACTGAAATTAATATTTCCCTAGCTCACTTAAGTAAGCGGGGAGGAAAGGGGTTGAAATTTTGGTTGTTTGTGTGGATTCCTCTAGAACCTCATCAGATTCGGATGCAGGTACTGAGACGGATTCTCTAATGACCGTATTTTCAAAAGCTTCTTCACGAAGAGCTTCAATACGTTCTTCTTCTTTTTGGTCGAAGAGAGACATTGTATATTCAAAATTTTCATTAATGAATTGAACGCTTTTACCATCTAGGATACGACGGGCGTACGAACGTTTTTCATCATTTAAAGTAGATAATTTAGATTCTAGAACTAATTTAGCATTTACTTGTTCTAATTGCTCAGTCAATGAAATAACTTGGTCTTGCAATTCTGATGCTTCCTTATTTGAATCATGTAATTGGCGTGCGCCATCTAAAACAGCATCTTCAATAGAAGATGCCATAAGTGCAGAGTCAATAGCTAGAGAACGGCGTAGATTTTCTAATACAATTTTAGCCTTCTTTGCTTTTACTGCTTCGTTCAAATCAACTGTGGGGATTTTTTCTTCTAGGTAAACATCTAAATAATTTGATAATTTTGTTACAAGACTATCACGGAATGTAGACGCTTGTTCAGTTAATGCCTTGCTATAACGAGCAACAACGGTTTGTAACTTTTTAGCATTGTTTAAATCTACCGCTTCTACAACTTTCTTTAACTTGTTTGTATGGTCGGTGTCTTGAACCTCTAAAAGATGTTCAAGTTTCTTTGCATAATCATTATCTTGTTCCGCCAATGCCTTTTCAACGTGAATGGAAACAGCAGAGTCAAATGATTCTTTAATTAATTTAAGTGAATCTTCAGAAAGTAGATCCTTGGTTGCTTGCTTTAAAAGTGTTGTAATGTCTTTAGGCATAATTAGAAAATATTTTGTGTTGCAATTGCATTCTTAATACGTGCCTTCATTTTTTCAGTCACGACTAATTTCAAGTATTTATCCGCTTGTGCATAATTTTTTTCGTTAATGCACTCAATAAATTTTAAGAGGACGTTTTTAACATTCATGATGATATTTATAGCGGTTAACGAATTTTATTAATAAATTCCAATACTAATTGCCTGAGGTAGTTATCAATTTCATGTTTTGGGAGGCTTGATATAGATGCTTCGAAATTTTCATAATCTTCTTCAAACTTTCCATCTTCTTGTAAGACCCACTGCTTTGATTCTAAAATACCATTAACAAATGCTTTAGGAAAAGAAGGATCTGCAACACAATCTACTGCGACTAGTCGCATATCTTTTACAATATTTTTACCATTACTTTCTATTAATTGTCCCAATGCTCTAGAAGACATACCCACTCTAACCCCATCATTAATTAAAGACTTAACAATTAGACCACAGGGCGTATTTAATACTTTGCTTTTTCCATAAAAAACATTACCATCTCTTTTCATTTCTGTTACTAAATGGCATGCCCGTTCCAAATCAACGTCAGCTGACGTGGGGTGATTTAATTCACCCATAGCTCTAGCAGTGTCAATCATTTCATTACGATAACGATCAACTTCTCTTTGCATTTCTTCTATAGGATATAAACGATTGTTTCTATTCACACCTTCTGCCATCATATATGGTCCTTTGATAAAAAGATTTGCAGGTGTATTCCTATCTTTTTCTTCCAGAATATATTCAAATTGTTCTTCAGGTGCAGGTTTTTCGACAATTAGTCTAAGAGGCATGTCCATATTTATACCAACCGCAATTATTTTTTTTAATTAAACAATTCTTTCTCTGTTAATATAATAAACTCACAACCACGTGTTGTTGCAAAATTTTTAGCTGCTTCCCACTTGGCTTGATTAATTGCATACTGCATATTTTCGTATAGAATAGTTTGTTTTTTCTTTCTATTAGAATGTTTAGGTGGTAATGTCTGTGATGAAGGTTTTATTTCTACCAGATATTTTTTAATATTATTTCCTTCTTTAAGTGCCAAAAAATTATCTACATAGTAACGATGTATCTTATTATCTATTGGACTTTTATATGGCACAATTATATTTTCGGATCCCCATTCTAATACATTGGGATTGTTATCTGCCCATCTCATGAACTGCAATTCAAAAGATGATCTATATATGGCTATTTTTCCAATAAATTTTTGTTTATTCTTAGGTGTGTATATACCTTGTTTGAATCTTGGATCTCTAGATAATGAAGGCATAATATATAACAAATATTAGCCAACTAAAAATACTGCAGGATCCGAATCACCCATTCCAGCAGCATTTGAATATAGCATCTGTTCAAGTTCTTTCATTTCTTCTCTTCCTTGATTTAAAAGATCTGCATTGAACAGTTGACCTCCAAACATCGCAACTGGAACTTTGCTTCTTACTGTACCTACAATTACTTTTATTTGCGCTAGCGTGTACTTATAAACCCAAGCTTCTTTTATTATATCTCTAAGAGGTTTTTCGACATAGCAAGCTATAGCACCATAAAATCTAGTTGAATCATTAGGTTCCGGGTACAAACGCAAATATTGTGTTCTGTCATCAAAATTAAATGATCTTCTTGTAGATAATAATTTCTCACGCAATTCCAACCATTCTTTTAAAGTATACCAAGATACTAAATCAAATCCATAATTTCCCATAGCATATGAAAAATATGTTTGTTGTGCTAATGTTTGTTCAATGGTGAACAGTGTATTGATACCTGACGTTGATCCTTCTTCAAAATCTGTTACAGAAATAACACGTCGGTAATCCATCAAATCATAATCAAACATTTTATTAATGGGCTGATTTGCTAATGCATCCTTTTCACCTTTGAATGAAAATCGTTGAATAGCTGATGATTCAAATAATGAAGAAAGTGTTTGATTGTGAGATATGATTTGATCAAATATATTTTTATCTAAAATTTGATTGGCTCGCAACGAGTCAGAAAATATGGTTGAAAGTATTGTTGATGTTGAAAAATATTCTGATGGTATAGTAGATAATGAAATATAAACAGGATCGTGATCACTTACATATGGCGCAGTGTCTCTCGAAAGGGTATTATGATTGTCTACTTCTGTGGGAGTTAAATTAGTATTTGATAATGTATATAAGTAATCTAATCGTATACCCTTTCCGCGTTCATATAAATTAGAATCAAATACCAAATATTCTCTTGTATAGCCAGCAAATTTGGTGAACATTTCACATGCTATAGCTATAGCTTCGAAAATTTGATCTTGATGTGTTTCAACCGAAATCAACGGAGCACCCAACATCCTTACCACTCTGTCTGCTAATCTTGAATATGAGTCTATTTTACTATTAAGATTAGTACTTTGGAACGCTGATACGGGTGTTATCAAACATGACATAATTATATTTATGTTGCAGGAGCACCTGCTTCAGGAGTACCTGGTGTACCTGTTGTTGGTGTTATTTCTTCAGGTGTTTCTGGTGGTGTTTCACTAGTAGGTGCAGGACCGCCCACAAATGGCGGTGGTGTATTACTACTGCCTCCACCGCCAGTGAATCCTCCTGGTTCAGATCCGCCAACGCCCATAGCTGTGGCTTGTGCAGCTTGGGTTTGTTTCCAGTTAGGCCCACCAGCTTCTATTTGAGCCAATTCCCAAGCAAATTCTTTATCTCTCCTCAAGAATTCTCTATTCGCTTTAACATCAACATCAGACCACCCAAGATATTTTTTCTGCGCATAAGAAGGTGAAATACTTTGATTTGAAGACATATTACCGAAATTAGCTACCTTCATTTCCATTTTTTGACTTTCTCTCAATTCATAGAAGTTAGTAGGTACATTAAATTCAAGATCAAAATTCTGTTCTTTTAATTTAAAATCATTCCACAGCCCTCTTAATTGTAGATGTGTCACAAACCCATTTTTAAGCCCCGCGGCTATTTGTTGTTGGAGTCTAATAATGAATCGAGCAAATTTCAATTCTTCGCGCAAAATTTCCTGCCCATCTTTAAATGTATCTTGGGGATCTAATCGGGAAGAAGGTATTTTCAATGCTCTATACAATTTCTTCATGAAATACATCAAATCATCTAATTGGCCAAGATTGGCGCCGCCTGGTAATGTCGTAACTGATGTACCTTCTGAGCCCGCTCTCTTTGCAAACCAATAACTATCTAACATGGTTTGCGGATTAAATTTCTGGACAATGCTACCTTGGTTATTATCAAATGTTTTTGAAGACCAATATTGTTGTTGTAAACGTTTTAAATAGGATTCAGCTTTAGGTGCAGGCATATTACCGACATCTACGTTGAATACTAACCTCTCAGGTGCTCTTACTAATCTATAAATGATTATAGCATCTTCAATCATTGATAATTGCCTATATGCCCTCCTAGCATTTTCCAAAAAAGGCAATCGCATTGTTTTATTTTCATTCCATATACCAGAATGAACATATGTAATCTGATTTTTATCCATAGGCACATAATCATGTCCTATTTGTTTTAATGGATTATTAGGATCAAATTTTGGCTTGCGGTAAAGGTATGCTTTTACCATCATATTTTGTACATTAGTAAATACAGGATCTACTGCATCTGATGGTACTTGTATGACACCCAAAATACCTTCTTTAGGATACTTTTCGTGTATAATATGCTCAAAAAATATTTCGCCTTCAACTAAAAGTGACCTAAAGTAATCCCATCCTTTATTTTCCAAATCAAAGTATTGTATATATTTTTGAAATTCTCTTTCTAATGACTGCTGCTGAAATTCATTAAGATTATCATGTTTAAATTTCAATTTCAAAATATTTCCTTCTGAATCTTTATTAATTACTTCATCACATATTTCATCTAATGCATCAGATACTTCAGAGAATGCAGCTATAATTCGATAGTCTCTAATTCTTGCTGGTTTGTCTTTCTGTATGTTGGCATACATAATTTCAGAGAACCGCGAATCTTTTTGAATAGCCCCCACACCTGCATTGTTAAATTCAAAATTTTGTGATACTGAATGTCTAGATAAAGCTTCTGCTCTTCTTGAACCAATGCCTTCAAAATATTTAAATTTTGAATTCAATTGTTCAGTAGCATCTGTAATATCAAAGCCAGTATAAGGCAATTTTGATGAAATATAATTCATCAAATCTCTACCAAATGTAGAAGAACGACCATCATCTAGAGAACTCATTTCCTCTATTTATCTCATTTTTTTATTAATAACCGGTTAAACATGACCAGCATTTCCTTGATATATAACATCACCCAATATAGGAGATGCAACTTTATTATTGAGTTGCGATGTAAATGTTATACCAGGATAAGCAGATGCATCTATAGATAACGGATTTACCCAATCAGGATTATCAAGGTCCACAACAGGTCTCAATGTATTTTCCAATATCACTACATCTTGTGTATCATCAGGCAACAATGTTGCTGCTACGGTCATGGCTGAGTCAGCATACCAATTTCCTAAATTATACCAATCATTATCTATAAGTGAATAGAAATATTTCCCCATAACATCTAAAATTACGGGTTCTAATGAGGGATCATCAAATAATGAATCATCTGTTGCATCAACTACATTTAAATTATTTTCGAATTTGCTCCAACCGGCTCTATTAGCTATTATAATATCAAATTTTCCATCACTAATAAGATCTGGCATTGTCAATTCGATAGTATAATCATTCAATACTTTATAGCATGATAGTGGTAAATTATATGCACTTATTGATGGGTAATAATCAAAATCAGAAATAGTTATAAATGATGAAAGGATTGTATTTTTAGAAGAAAGATACAAATTTGTTGTGTTAGTAAAATTTTCTCCTAATAAAATAAAAGGATATTTTATTTCTTCACTTTGAAATTCAAAATCATCATTTATTAAAATGCCATTAAAATAAATGTATTTGCATATGGGTGCTGCAGAGATGATTATTGTTTTTGTATCCACACCTAATGGCACTGATCCAGATTCTGGAATATTGCTGCAATATGCATCTTCCAATAATGATGATTTAAAATTTTGAGTAACAAAAAATACATTTTGCTGTTTGGGTGTTGATTTTGGAAATAACCAACCCTTTATAACAAATGATGTAGAGGCTTCGATTCGATTTTTATCTGAACTAGATGAATCTATTGGATATGCCATATTCATATCACCACCCCATATTACCGGTGATCTCAATTCTTGAATAGTCTTGATACCCATATCATCTGGTATTTTCCATGATATAACTACGTAAGGATTTGTATATGGAATAAAATTTGATAAAATTTGATCCATATCAGTTTGATATTCTGTTAATATAGACATATTTATTGATATATCTATTGGCACCGGCATGTTTATATGTGTGTAATTTTTGCCTGGTTTGTTGTCAGCAAAATGATCACTTTCATCAAATCCATATACCTTTGAAAATACACGGCTTTCGTCACGACTAATGCTGTTAACATTGACTGCTATAACAGGCAATGTCATATTTTGGGCTTTATTTACTATATCAAATAAAACTCTTTCTTTCGGGGAATATACATATCTAACCTTTACATTTGACCTTACATTTCTATTTTTATCATATCTATTAATAACCACATCATCGAATGCAGCTATGAATTGTGATATAATATCTCTTATCTCGAAATGAAATGTCTGTATCTCCACATATGTATTTAATTAAATCGCTTTAGGAAATACTTGGGTAATTTAGATCTATTTTGAATCACAGCATCAGTAATGCATGCATCCATAATATAAGTAATACAATAATCATCAACAGAACGCACACCCCTACCACAAGCTTGGATTAAATTATTGAGCATTTTATTAACATACCATTGACCATCTTCTTTAAAGATTCTCTTGATGCGTTCGTCTCCTAATGGCATATAAGCTGCTTTTGTAATAATCTGAAATCTTGCTAAATCATCTTTTAAATCGACACCATAGGTTAATGATGGTGAAACTAAAACAGTTGGTTCATCACTTTCAGAATGCAATTTCAATATCTGCTCATTATTCAGATGTTCGTCTCTAAAAATAAAACGAGGATCTGTTAATTGGGTTTTTAAATAATTTGTAATTTCCATCGTGTGTGTATGGATCACCCCCTTTACATTTTTATGTTGATCACATAGCATTTTAATTTGTTTTGCTATATATGGCAAAGATGATTTTAAATTTTTATAATTCAATTTTATTTTACCTGTACAAAAAATAGGTGCTTTGGATGCATTGAATGTTGAATCTACTTCAATATATTCATAATCTGTAATACCCAAAGATTTTGCAAAATGTTTGTGATCAATAATAGTTGCAGACATTAATAAAATTCTATCGCCATGTTTAAAAATATGATGTGATAGCTTGTCAACTTTTAATGGTTTCAATGTAATGGCTTCATTAGTTTTTTCTAAAATATATTCACAGTCATCCCAAGTATCAATAGTTGTCTCTAGAGACATATGCAAACTCTTATAAAGAAGAAGTCTTTGTCTATCTGCTAAGTTTTTACTTTCTTTAGACTTCTTTAATTTTTCTTGCATTGTCTTTGTTTCTTCGAAAAGATCTGCGACAAATTTTTCAAGCCATGCTCTGAATTTTGAATAATTGTTAATGGGAATAGATGTTATTGGAACATTCATCTTCTTGAGTACTTTAAAATTGAGTTCTCTGGAAAATTGTCTCACCAATTCATCTTCTAATTCTGAAGCTTCATCACAAATCAAATATTCTCTTTTCTTAATATGTTTAGGAAGAGAACAAAACATACTGTAATTCAATACACCAAATTGTGCGATTAATGCTTCAGCTCTTTGACTATAATAAGGACACTTATTTGCTTTGAAACATTCTAATTTGAGATCTGTTAGATAATTACACGGTGCTACATCCGCGGTGAATTTTGGATCAATAGTACATACATGATTTGATTTTCCTTTTAAAATTTTTGAATCCTTGAATAAGAGTGCATATTGATCTTGTAATGTTTTTGTAATGGTAAGTGCTATAGCACCAAAACTTTGCATATCACCACAACCATCTGGGTCGAGATAAGTACCGAATTGATCTAATGTAAAAGCCTGATTAGTCTTAATTGAATTAATAAACTCTGCCGAAGAAACAGAACTACTATTAGCTAACGTTTTAGATAAAAAAGACTTACCTGATCCTGTGGGCGCACAGCAAATAACAAATCTTTTTCCAGATTCAAAAGCTCTCTCAATTCTATTAATTAATTCTGTCTGTTGAGTTAAAGGTTCATAACCATCAGGAAAAAATGACATCAAATTCATAATGCCATATTAAATGGTTTCCTTTACTCTTCAACGTCGCCAATCATATATATAATATTATTATAAATTTTTGTATTTGTTTTGGGTGTTAATGTTTTTAGTTTGAAAAACAAATGATCACAATTTTGTGATAAAGTTTCTAATGAATAGTTTAATTCAGCGGTAAGTCCCTTAGTCTTAGTTGCAAAAGGATACGGCAATTCAAACTTTTTTTGTTCATTATTAATTTTTAAAAAGAAAGTAATATAGAAATCTTTTATTGTAAATAAAAGAAGTTTGCCTTTCTTTACTGCTTTATTATTAATAATAAATGACACGTTGCGTTGCAAAAAATTATTTAAATTTGTTTCTAAATCGGTAATCATGATGACATATAATTGATTTTGTCTTGTGTTGACATAGTATAAATATTTTCATTAAAATATTTCCAAAATTCGTCATTAGCTGGATATTGCTTAATAATAGAACAATTGTCAGTACTCACACACCTATAATTTTGCATTAAAATATCCCAAGTTATGACAATATTATTTTGCGATGGATTAAATTTAGGCATTTGTGTTGGAGTGAAATAACCCAAAATTACTTTCCCATTATATGAATTAAGAAGTGACATAGAATTGGTACACATCATTCTTCTGAATGAATTTGCACCAGCTTTTGGTGTTCTTCTCAAAAATCGTATTTCCAATACATTAGAAAGTAAAAGATTTTTTAATTCATCATACCCAGCCATAACTTACATTTTTTTACAAATACCAAAAAGTCGCTCTTCGTTTAAGAACATCCCCTTTTTGACTTTACCATAACCATCTATTTCAAGATTCGATACTGACGCTCCTTTATCATTTGGAAATACTACAATATCATTTGGTTTGCAATATTTTACGCTAGGGCCTACTAGTACTACCTTAGCTTTTCTCCATGCTTTAGTGACAGCATTAGTAGGAATAAATAAGCCATTGCGCTGAATAGCTGAACCTTGTGCATCTTCTACTTCATCAATCATTTCCACTAATACAATATCAGCAAAAACAAATGAAAGCTTATATTCATCTAAGCCAAAAAAGCCTCCAGAATGACCATCTAAGTCAATGAGGCTTTTGGTATTTTTTAAATTATCTAATTCTGTTGGTAATTCAGCAGGCATAATATTAATTATGCCTTTTTTTGTCTAAGTCAACTTAAAACAAACGAATAGCTTCTACCATATCTCTCTCTGTGATATCACCACTCACATATGATTGAAATTTATCTTTTAATGGAGACGGCAGCATTTGCATAAATTTTGTTTCAAGCTTTTTCTTTAATGATTCATCTCTTGTGTTATTGAATCTTTTAAATTCATCAAATAACACTTTTTTATTACCTGATAATTGATGAGCTAGAGGCTTGGATGAAACTAAAGGTAGTATTTTTTGTGTTTTGAAAACCATTCTCAAAAATTCTAAGAAACTATCTTTTACTACTGGTCGATTCATCTCAGATCTGTTCATTCCCTTTTCTATAGCACCTACTTCTAAAGCTTTATCAATGCGATCACTATATTCTGCATCTATATGTTTTTCACCAGCCGAAAGTTTATCAGCTTCGAATCTTTTTTTGTCCCATGGTATGAATACACCCCTTATAGTATCTATAACATCATCTTGTAATGAAAAAAGTTGTTCTTTTGCTTCATCTTCTTTATCAATCGAAACATTTCTAACTTCAATTTTCTTTTGAAAATAATTCTTTAAAAGTTCTTGTAATCCTGTTATACCTTTATCTGAGTCTTCGAATGATTTTACAATATCTTTAAAAAGACCAATCATTTGATAATATGGATCTTGTTCTAAACTTTCTGTTAAAACTGGTAAAAATAAATCATTTAAATGTGAAACTAAAGAGTCGAATTTCATGTCTGTATTTATGTAGACATGAAACTATTTTTATATAATTGAATTTCTCTTTTTGAAATTTGATATCTTTGTGATAATAAACTGTCAATATCTAATGATTCTTTTTTATCTGTTTTGTCTTCTTTATGTTTTTTAATATAATCAATTCTCTTGCGTTTGAATTTAGGAAATACATGATATAAAAAATTATATTGATCTTCTTTTGAAGTTAACGTTTGCCAGTATTTGTTGGTTGTTTCGTTAATAATTTCAGCAGAAACGTCGCTATACATAGAAATCCACCGATTACACATAAAAACATTGAATTGTCCTTCTTCATAGCGTATATCATCTATGTATCGTTTATCAAAGAGTATTGAGTTAATATAATCAAAAATTGTAGCATCCATTAGAGAATGACTTTAGTTGTTGCGATTTGCATATCTCTTGTCGAAATATAAAAGACACTTTCAATGTCTTTCATAAAGGAAATAGCATCTTCATCTGATAATTTAGTGGAATAAGCAAATCCTGGTGCAGCTTTTCCAGCATCAATATTAATACCGGTATGACCAATAGCTACATTATTTGTAGAATATGTAATTGAAACAGATGCCTTACCAACTTTTTGTTCTTTTCCATCAGAACCGAAAAACGTATCATGTACCATTAAATCATCCCCGCGTAATTCAATAGGCTTCTTGAGATATCGCACAGAGAGGATATTTGCGATCTGTGTATTGAATAATCTTTGAAAAGCTACAGCACCGAATGGGCATAGGTTTGGAATCTCCCAAACAAAATTAATTGCATCATTACTATAAATGTAATCTTTAGCTAAAAGATCTTCTTGATCAATCAGATTTGTGGTTACATTCATAGCACCACGAAAACAAATTACATCTCCGATAGGTGAAACATTCTTTCTCAAGAATTCATATGCAAATCGCTTGTGGATGAGATCGCCGTTATATGTTGTGTTTTGATCTAGAATCATATATCCATATTAAAACAAATCAAAAAAATTTCAAGTAATTGCAATTACACATTGTGGCCATAAATGCGTAGAAAATCATCTATACCGCACATGTTTTGTGATTCAAATGTTATTACATCTTCATAACTTATTTCTCGTAGAGTTTTGCTTACTAAGTCGTGCGCAGATAAGCTGAAAAAACCAGACAAACCAATCTCTGATGCATGTATGTGTTTAATATAATTTTTATAGGTTTTAATATCAGATACAATATCTCTTTGCTCTAGCCATGCATTGTGGGTATCAATCATAGTATATATATTTTTAAATTTGTTTTTGTTTATAAAATTTACTATTTCTTCAATGTCATAAAAATATGATCCACCATATATTTTTGCGTTGGGTTCAATACAAAAAATTATATCTGTGTCATGTAGAGCTTTATCAATATATGAAAACATACTTAAATCCGGCTCACCTACTCTGAGAATAGGTGAGCCGAAAATTATTCTTTTTATATTTAAAATTTTTGACAGACTTATTATCTTATCAATAATGAAAATATTTTCATCTAAAAAATTGAAATTCAATAATCCGCAATTATATGTTATAGATTGGACTGAATAAGGTCTAATGTGTGAAGGTATTTTACTCAACCATTGAATAATTAATTCATTTGTAAGATCTGGTATATTTTTTATTTTAGAAAAAACACATTCTATTAACGATATGTTAATATTTTTTATACAATCTATATTATTATATGCTAAATTACTTATTGCGATTTTCATATATAAATTTTTCTATATCACATAAAACTTCGTCATGTGTTTGTATATAACCTGAATTATTGTGCTTTGTTTTCCAATCATATTTTATACATTCATCTTTACTATTAATGATAGTATTTTTAAAAAAATTATCTACAATTTCACCAGTGTATATTGGCGATGTAAATAAATTATATATTCCACCTTCTTTTGCTAATATATTAGCAAAGTCAATATGAAGTCGATTTAAATTATACCATTGATAATACGTGTTTCTATTGATATTTTCTATACAATTATTGTTTAGTAAATCATATAAAACATTTTTTTTGAGAAAATCACCGAATAATGCAGGCAATCTTATTATATAAAGCGACTTATAAGATAAAATATCTTTTATTATTTTCTCAAATAAAAGACGGTGTGTCCCATAATGTAAACTTTTGAAGTCTGGATTGTATGTTTCATCAACATGCAACGGTGAATCCAAGTATACATCAATAGTTGATATCAAAATAATGTTTGCAAATGTGTGATGTGATAGGATATCTAATATCTTATTCATGTTTTGGAGATCATTCAATTTATTTTTATTCACATTCCATTTCGTAGCGGGCAGACAAGACAAATAAACGTCGCCACCGTCAATAAATGTATCTCGGAATGTATCTATATTTTTGCTATTAAATGTCGCGTCAAAACTAAAATTTTTAAGCAAATTTTTACCTATTAAACCACTATCACCTATTAGATATTTCATTTTTTATAAACTGTTCTATGTAGAATATTCCTTGTATTTTGCCAGTGTAACAATTTATAATATTATTATTAATGTTGCATACTGGCGTTCTATCATCACTTTTAATATCTCTTTTTATTTTTATACTTTTAAAAAAATCACAATATTTAAAATAATCATGGAAATCTGGAAAATATTTTTTGACATCCAATTCCATATTATTTCTTATTTCTGATACATTTATAATCACATCATCAAAAACAGGTACTTTCCTTTTTAATATAGGTGTATAGATTACATGGCTTAATGTAACTGTATTATTCAGGTATGGATATATGGAAAACAATGAACCATCAACAAGTGTGAGTGCATTAAAATCTAATGGTTGTTTTCTATCATAGATCATCATTATACATAATTCCCAAAATGTATTTTCTGTATCTGGTGTCAAAAAATTATTTGTACTGTTTATCACTAAGTCAAAATCTTTAGATAATTGTTTTAGTGTTTTTTCTGTGATATTTTCTTTATATATAATATTACTCAATCTTTCTTTAAAATGCTCTTTACTCTTTTGGGGGTTTATATAACGTTCATCAACTATTATACAACCTTCGAGATTTTTTAATTTATCAGATGAATATGCATCATGTTTATGATCATCAAAAATTTTTAAATATGTATCAAAATCTATTATAGAATTATATTTTGGTACCGCATATAAATTGTTATGTATAACATCAGTGACATGCCCATATTTTTCTAAAAATAAATTAAATGTATTTTTGCAAAGGATGCGCGTTTTGTGGCTTCTAGCATAATGATACCCGAGATGCAATCTATTTTGATTATATAATGATGTTCCACAAAAAACATCATCATTTTTATCATATAATGAAAGATCATGTTTATTCTTTAAAGATAATGCGAGATGACATCCAACCCACCCCGAACCAATAATTGCAATTTTCATACATCAATTTCCATCCATTCTTTAGGTTGCCAATTTGCTTTATTTTTATATAAATCTAATTGTGGATAATATTCTACGCGTCGTTTTATTTTTGAATAAAACCATGGTTGTTCATCAACAACAATAAATTTATCAGACAATTCTAGATGTTCATTATATAATGCACAATCTGTTGTATGTTCTTTCCATAGCATATAGTCTTCATTGTAGATACCCCATTGTTTCCAGTATTGTATTTTTTCCCTGCTGTAATCTGTATTTTTAATGTTCATTAAGCGATCACATTGTTTTTTTAAGTAAGTATACTTGTATGCGCCTATAGACATCGAAGGCCATCGTTTCAAAGCTACTTTATCACTCCCTTGTGGTATATTTTCAATCAATGATTTGAAGTTTTTACCTACCCTGCATGTATCATGTAACATAACCCAATAATCTGACTCCATAGAATATTCTGCTATATCGATAAGACCCGTATATTCAATTGAATTATGGTTGGTTTTGATGTAATTTATATTATTAGTTATATCAATTGATCTAGATGTATGTCCGCCCTCAATAAAAAATATATTTTTTGGTTCAATTCCGCTGGATATCAATGAGGGTACAATAATAGGAAATGTTTGGTTTGAAAAGCTATGATGCGAAGTTATGCAAATTTTGATGTTCATTTCTTGTTCCATTTACTAATAAAGACTTCATGTTGACCCGATGTCATTTGATGTTTATTTGTTTCAAGTAGATGGTGTGATCCAGACACCATATGATATACTCTAGAGTTGCAAACTAAAGCATGCTTAAACTGATGCTGTTTGATAGTTTCTGCATAATCATTGTCTTGATACCAGAATGCAAATTTTTCATCAAATAGATTGCATGTAGATATAACATCGCGATGCACAACCAAACACCAACCGGTGATCTCAAATGATGTCCTATACCCGTAGTATGATTCTGCAACGGGAGATAACCCCCGATTGGGATGCCAATTGGGCTCATAGGGGGCAAGTGATTTAACATCTTCATGTTGTTGATGGAATTTCATCAAATTGCTAAACCAATATTGTGTAAATATTAAATCATTATTACATAATGCCACCCACTCATTTGTACAATGTTTTAAGCCCTCGTTTAAAAATTTATTATAATTAAATTCTGTTTTAGGTATGACTACATTGCATCCGTGATATACAAATCCGTCGCGCAAAAGATCTGCATTAGTTTCGACAACTTTGATATCAAAATTAAAATTCGTTTCAGAACATTTCAATGTATTAATTGCCCGCTGAGTCATACCATAAAGACTCAAATCTTTTGTATTTGATAAAAAAATTACATCAATGTTTTGCATAATCAGTATGTATTTTTTTTAATTTCGCAGTTACTGCATCTAAAGAGGTATCTGGTATAGATACGGGTGATAATCCATGTTTAGAAATAAAATATTTTGCTCCATTAGTAATATTTTCTCTCCATGTTGATTGTGGTCTAATGGTAGAATTGACTTCACTACATGCCAATTCATCAATATATTCACTGCTATTTTTTATGTCAGGCCACCACCAATATGAAGGCAAGTATCCTGTTTTTACAATTCTATATGAATGTTCAACATGCTCCCAAGCATTTATAAATGTTTCATCATTAAGTCCGACATTTTCAAGAACATCCCGTGTGTAATAACAAAAGGCACCCACACAATGTTGATTCATTGCAATTTTCATATTATTGCCATAATCAAATATATATCGGGGGTTGGGTATACCGTTTTTCTTATTTGCCGGACCATGATATCCATACATCATATGTTTAATACCTGTTGTATTTGATGCATCAATATATGCATCAAATACATTATTATTTTTTATAATGATATCATCCTCTATCAAGAAGATATGGTCACATCCTTTTTCTAAGAGAAATTTAAACGCACTATTTTTACTTTTACCTACACCTTGGTTTTTTTCGTGTTGAATTAAAGGTGCATTTACGGATTTGTACGGTGTTCCATCATTTACGACAATTAAATTATCGATTTTTTTACTATCAATTGAATTTAAACATTGATCAAAAAAATCTGGTCTATTGTATGTAATAATACCTACTCCTATTTTTGACATATATTTATTAATTCCTTTTATTGTAAAAATCAATAGTCTTTTTTAGACCGTCAATAAAATTTGTTTTAGGTAACCAATTCAATTCATTATTGATCTTACAAAAATCAATAGCATATCTAAAGTCGTGGCCTTTGCGGTCTTCCACATACTCAATATATTGATCGGGATCTTTCTCCATTAAATTGCATAGTGTCTTTGCAATAGAGAGATTACTTTTTTCTGTGTCGCCCCCTACATTATAGGTTTCACCATTTTTGCCTTTATTAAGAATAAGCCAAATAGCTTCACAATGATCTTCAACATAAAGCCAATCTCTAATATTGGCACCAGATCCATAAATTGGAATTTTTTTATCATTATGAAGATTTGTAATAATTTTAGGTATTAATTTTTCAATGTGTTGATTAGGTCCGTAATTATTTGAACAATTTGAAATAGTAGTATTCAATCCATATGTATGGTGATATGCATTTACCAAATGATCAGAAGCCGCCTTCGAAGCTGAATAGGGAGAACGTGGATCATATGGTGTATTTTCTTTGAAATATCCTATAGCGCCTAAGGATCCATATACTTCATCTGTCGATACATGATGAAATCTTTTCAGCTTTCCATAATCTTTTGATGCTTCTAATAATGAGAAAGTACCATTAATATTGGTTTTAATAAAACTATCTGGTGATTTAATACTATTATCTACATGGCTTTCAGCGGCAAAGTGAACTACATGTGTTATATTATGATTTGATAAATGATTATATATTAAATGTTGTTTACAAATATCTATTTCATAATTTTTTATTTTTTTATTGAAAAAAATGTTTGTCCGTTTGGCTGCGTACGTCACAGAATCAATGTTTATAATCGATTCCACATCATCTTTTTGTGCGAGAAAGTTTATAAAATTGCTGCCTATAAATCCATAACCACCTGTTACTAAAATATTCATAGTTAATTTTATTACGACAATAAATAAAGTCAATGGCGATAAAAAAGACAGATATCAATATATTAGATTTGCCTTTAGTAGAAAATGTTGCTGCTGGTGATTATCTTGTAGTAGAGACACCTGATGGTACATCTATTATTGATTATGAGAATTTTATAATTGGACCCGAAAATACAACCCTTTCGGTTACCGTATCATCATTAACAAATGATGTATTAGATTTGGCACAAAATATAGCTACATCTATAGATAATTTATCTACGGATATATATGAAAATTTTAAACAATTATATATTGGTACCGCAGAAATTACTATAGATTCAGGTCATACCGCAACGTCATACTTATCACCGAGACCGCCAGCTGAAGTAGAATTATCATTTAATGATTTTATTATTGTACCATCAAACCAAGCTGCTTGCAAATATCCTTGTTATATTACTCAAGTTGATACTTCAGAAGATGGAAGGGGTACTTTTTCAGTGTATGCCCCAATTAAAAAAATTGCAGCGGCTGCAGCCGGTCAAATTGAATCTGATTTGATCATTGATAATAGTGTTGCCTACAATACTTATTTCAATTCATCAAACGGAATAAATTTCGCAGACACTATGAATCAGATTGTATCTTCGTTTAATTTGGAATATTTTTTTAATCAATTAGATCGTTATTTGTTGGATAAATATTCTGTAAGTACAGACAATATTGGCAATGTAAGTATTCAAACTGATGAATTAGATATTGTTGCGGAAGATTTAGAACAAGCTCCTAGTTATCTAATAAAAGTAGTTAAGACTTATTAAGTTTAGCTAAATCTTTCAATATATCCATTTGCTCTTTTTTGAACTGCTCGGAAAAATGTGAATCTTTTTGTTGTTCTAAAAGAGCTTTTAATTCATTTAAATTTTCTTCTGAAAAAACTGACCCACCTTCATCACCTATAATATTTCCATCTTTATTTAAATATTGTCTAATAAGATGTATTCTTTCATCTCTTTTACCAAATATCTCGATAACACCTGGTGAATCGTCTTTGGGAAAAAACGGTGTATTGTTTAAGTTATACTGATATTGTTGGATAATAGCCTTAAAAATCTGATCAATTTCTTGAATATATGCTGGATCAACTTCTCGGCGTTTGTCATCCGTAATAGGAACCGGTGCCACTCTAGTAATCGGAATAAAAAATACAATATCCAATAATCGCATGCTTTCTTTTACTAAAGGAATGCATTTTGAAATAAAGTTGTCATCAATTTTACCATAATTATTTGACCACATTGAATAAACTAAATTATCTAATGGGCATCTATCAAATATGACATTGTCATTTTTATCATATTTTTGGAGTTCATCTATCATGTTATTCAATATAGTCCATTGAACATCTGAATCTGTATTTTTACTGTGATTTTTTAATACATCTCTATATGTATAGTTATTTTTAATATAATTTGGCCATTCTTTTAAAAAATCTTCAATTAATGTAGTTTTACCAATACTGGCTGTTCCGCTAATTGCAATTCTCATATAATTAATTATTTTCGTCTTCTGTAATATCTACAGATGTTGTTTTTTTAGTTACATTTAAAATAGTCTGTAAATATTTTAAATCTTTAAATGTGAATTTGCAAACATTTAATTTATGTGCTTCTTTAACAGGGGCCCAAATATATTTTGAATGTTCATCTGATAATTTGATATTATTATTCCATAATTTGCCTATATACAAGCAAACATTATAGCTTGTAAAACCAATTCTGTGGAAAAACTTTAATTTTTGGCTTGTTTCTTCTTCTACTTCGCGTTGTAGCGCATGTTCGAACGTTTCATTTGATTCTAAATGTCCACCTGGTAAATGGTATTTATTTAAATGTTTACTTAGTAAAAGCAAAACTTTATCACCATTCATTATGAATATTTTTGATATTTTTTGTATATTCATACTTTTAATGCTTTATTCCAAAGTACTAAGTGTAATCGTGGAGAAAAATTAACATTCCATTGTTTTGCCCATTCGGCAACTTGTGTAGCTTTTTCTATATGTTCTTCACGCGAACCACAACACGGCATAAACCAAATATTTTTATTCGGAATGAAAAATTTATTAATATATTTTTCAATAATCTCATCAATATCATTTTCAGATTGAACAACAAATTTAAAAAATGATTTACCATTATCACTATGCCATTTTAATGCGTCTGGGTTATATCTCTTCTTTTCAGGATCACCATTTGAAGCCAATTTAGGCGAAACAGTAAATGTAGCACCCAAATCTTTCCAATCATCTGAAGGTACTAATGTGCCATTAGTTTCAAAATCAATAATTGGAATAAATCCATTTTTATATTCAAAATATTTAATGAAATTTAATAATTTTTTTTCTTGAAGAAATGGCTCACCACCAGTAATCTTAAAAATTGCATTATTTTTTAGCCTGTGCACATAACCAGAATCGATCATATATTGATCAATTTCTTTGAAAGACATTTTATTTTTTACAGTCCAAGAAATAAATGAATCACAACCGTGTGGAGAATCCTGTGATTCAAATCCTTTACAAGTTAGGTTGCACATAGATAACCGCATAAAGACAGATGGCATACCTACGTATACACCTTCACCTTCTAAAGTATAAAATAACTTATCATCAGAGATAAACATTGTTTCATTTTCAAATTTTTCCATAACCTATATTAATATGATGTACATTTAAATACACCCCATAAATAAAAACAATGGCCAAGAAAACCAGAAAAAGAGCGACAGTAGAAGAGGATCTTAAATTAGATGCAGATGTACTTCTTCACAACCTTGAAATCAGCAAAAGAAAAGATTGGTTCTGTAATTTCAAAATACAAAATAAATTCAAATTAAATGATATACACAATTCATTTTTAGAATTATTGATGTATGATCAAACAAAAATGGTGTTTGTAGATGGGCCTGCTGGGACAGCTAAAACATATCTTGCTGTTTTAGCTGGATTGCAGATGTTAAAAACCAAATCTATTAATAATATAATTTATATTAGAAGTGTTGTCGAAAGTGCTTCTAAGAGCATGGGTGCATTGCCGGGGGAATTACAAGAAAAATTCCAACCATGGTCGTTACCATTAATTGAAAAATTAGATGAATTAGTTGGTTCGAAAATAGGTGGTGATTTAATGAGAGATCATTTTGTGAAATGTATGCCTGTAAACTTTGTGAGGGGATTAACATTTAGAGATTCTGTAGTTATTGTTGATGAAGCACAAAATCTTAATTCAGCAGAATTAACTACAATTCTTACACGTTTCGGAGAAAATTCTAAATATATTATTATAGGTGATTCATTTCAGGCTGATATTGGCAATAAATCAGGATTTTCTAAAATTAGACACGTTTTTGACAATGAAGAAAGTGAAGAACAAGGAATTCATTCCTTTATCTTTACTGAAAATGAAGTAGTGCGGTCGCAAATATTGAAGTTTATTGTAAAGAAGTTAGAGTCGGTACAACATTGATTTTGTTTTCTATCTCTATTAATTCTTTAATAGCATCTTCAACAGATACAAATTTTAAATTGTTTTTAGGACCTGTGTCTATTTCAGGTCCTAAGATTTCATTCATTTTAGAAAAAATATTAGTTTCTAAAATTTTTATATTTTTATCTCGTTCTTTTTGTATCATGCCCAAGAGGTTCCTTTAAATAAATTATTCAATCCTACAGTTACTTCATTGCCTACAGCTGCTGCCTTACTAGGTATTTGCATGTGTTTATTAGTATCACTCTGTTGTGATTTTACTTCTTGTGTTGGTTCATATGTTGCTGAATTAAGATCATGCTCCCATACTTCAACCTTTTCTACCCAACATCTATTATTAGATAATTGTTTAATATGTTCATTAGCTGTATTAAAACACCACTCTGCAGTTCGTTCAATACCAACACCTGCTTCCATGATTCTTAAGTCACAAGCTTTAGACTCATGCAAAGCTTGGAATAATGGGAGTTGGGGGTCATCCGCAGCTATACAAAGAGTATGATCAAATTGATTTTGTAATTTTGTTTTTAAATCTTTCAAACCACCAAAGTCTACTACCCAATTTCTTTCGTCTAATTGTGAACAACCGAACCAGAATTTTGCTTTTAATTGATAACCGTGAATTAGACTGCAGTGTGAGTGTTTGGCACGCCATTGCCTAAATGCACAAGACCCTAATTCAATCAATTTTGTAGAAATGAATTTATTCATATAAAACAATAATATCGTAAATACAAATATATTCAATATGGATGAAATTATAAAGGTATCAGAATTGCAATCCGCTTATGAACTAACAGGCGAAGAAAATTTTGTTATTAATCAAAATAATAAATCTAATAATATATTTGAAACTAAAAAAGCTACTTTAAATCAAATAAAAGAATTTCTAGATGATGCAATAAACTTTGCAGTTAGTAAATATGTTCCTACAGGTACTGTACAGATATATTCCGGAGAAGTTAAAAAACTGGACAGCATTGATGGTTGGTTGTTATGTAATGGAGAACAGGTATCAAAATTAAAGTATGCTGGTTTATATAACATAGTAAAAGATGTGTATACACCTGAAGGTGGAAAACCCGCAAAAAACATGTTTTTTTTACCTAATTTAAAAGGCCGTTCTATAATTGGATTTTGTAATTATAATACACCTTTTGATCCTGATCTTATGGAGCCGGATGAATGGCTAGAAGATGAATTAAATCTAGGAAAACCTATAGGTCAATATTCAGTGAGATTATTAAAGAGTCAATTAGGCGCACATTCACATGGTGATACAAAAGGTCATCAACATAAAATATTTGATTTTTTTAAAGTTCATACACGAAAAATGAAAGCGGGTCATCGACAAGCAGGAAGGAGAAATTTTGAACCTTATAACGGTGATCCAAGAAGTCATACATATCCGGAAGATAAAATACCAGATGTAGAAGGTGCAATGTTAGCAGAAAAAGAACATGATAAAGGCAAAATATCAGATATTAAATATTACAGTGAAACACAGAAATCAAAAGCAATTACATTTAATTCAGGGGGCAATTTAACACACAATAATGTCCAACCTTATATTGCGATGAACTATATCATTAAAATTTAATATGGATGATATTACAAAAATATCTGAATTAAAAAGCGCTTCTAAATTAGAAGGCAGTGAATATATTGTTGTTAATCAAGAAAATATAGATAATATTATAGAAACTAGAATAGCTTCTATTCAACAAATATTAAAATATTTTAAAAATAATATTGACGATTTTTTGAATTTATATGTTCCAGCAGGTACAATACAAGCCTACTCAGGAAACATAGAGTATATTGATCAAATAGAAGGGTGGTTGGTATGTGATGGTTCACAAATATCTAAAATCGAATATAATAATTTATATTCCGTAATAGGTGCAAAATATCAGCCTGCAGGATCAAAAGTAGAAAGTGACAAATTTTATTTGCCTAATTTAAAAGGTAAATTAATAATGGGATTTTGCAATCTTAAACAGCCATACACACCCAATACTAGCCCGGGAGATCCACCATGGAAAGAATTGCCTATTGATATGGGCAAAACAGTTGGAAAATATTCACATAAATTAACTAGATCTGAAACACCATCACATAGTCATATCATACAAGAACACACCCATAAATTTTTTGATTATTTTAGATATAATGATACATGGGGTAAATCTGCATTGGATAACGAAGTATGGAGGAGGTATATACCCCAAGGTAAATGTGAAGAAGCTAAACAAAATGTTGATTTACATTTAGCTGGAAAACAAGCTGATTTAAAATATTACGATACAACTTTATTGGGGAATGCGGGGACTTTAGACTCCGTAGGAGGTGATAAATATCATAGCAATGTGCAACCAAGCATACCAATGAATTATATTATAAAAATATAAAAATATGGACGATATTAAAAATATTTCTGAATTAAAAACAGCTATAGATTTTTTAGGGAACGAACAATTTATTATAAATCAAAAAAATCCAAAATTTAATAATGAAATTGAAACAAGATTAGCATCTTTAAAACAAATAATGAACTATTTTGCAACATCGATCAATAGTATAATTAATACATTTATACCTATAGGCACAATACAAGCATATGCTGGTACTATTGATAAAATAGATGCGATTGATGGTTGGTTGTTATGTAATGGACAACAAGTTTCGAAAAAATTGCATGAGTCTTTATATAATATATTAAAAGATACATACACACCTAAAGACGCTGTGCCAGCTAATGATAAATTTTATTTACCAAATTTAAAAGGTCGTACTGTTATGGGGTTTTGCAATTTTAATTCTCCATACAATATACCTGCGTTTAAAGAGTTTAATGGTAATATAACACACGGGCAGTATGGTGGGTATTTTTCACACAAATTAACAGAAGACGAAATACCTTCACACAACCATGGTGTATATGAACATTCACATTTATATTTTGATTATTTTAAAGTTAATGATGCTGGCAGATCTATGGGTGGTGATAGCGATAGTGAATGTGATTTTATAAATTGGCGAGAATTTCCAGGTTTGGGTCAGTTTATAAGGCATTTAAAAGGTTTGAATGCAAGAAAAGAATTTTATTCAGATACATTAAAATCAGAGGGGACCGTAGATGATTCTGTGGGTGATGAATCACATAATAATGTTCAACCTAGTTTAGTATTAAATTATATTATAAAAACATAATGGCTGATATAATACAAAAAATTACAGATTTGAGAAAAGCCTTTGAATTGAATGGCAGTGAATATATATTGACTAATCAGGTTAATAATAAAACAAAAGTATTCACAACTGTAAAATTACCAATATCATCATTAGTAGAATTTTATAAAAAAAATATACCCAATGTTATAAAAGATAAAGTAGATGTTGGTGATATAGAAGCATATGCTGCTCCAGTTAAAGCAGTAGATGAGATAGATGGATGGTTACTGTGTAATGGGCAAGAGGTTAGTAGAAAAAAATATAAAGATCTAGATGAAAAAATAGGTGCTATATATGGGCGCACCAGCACACATTTCAAATTACCAGACCTAAGAGGAAAAACCATTATGGGTTATTGCAGTGCTTCAAGTACATACAATCCAAATTCTATAAACAGCAGTAATAATTTTGGTTATTGGAATTCTGGTGAATTAAAATTTGCTCAAACAGGTGGAACGTATAGTCATATATTAAAAATAAAAGAATTGCCTTATCATTCGCATACTGTATTACCACATGATCACATTTATTTAGACTTAACAAAATATAGTGATTATTTAGAAGCACTTGATATAAAAACAGTTGGGGGAATGGGTTCTCTTAAGTGGGGGCCCAAGGCTAGAACAGTTTTCTGGGTATCTAAAGGTTCTCAAGCTTTTCCACCTATGAATATGTTATTACTTCAGAGTAAATCTCTATCAACTGAAATCAATAACAGAATAAAAAATATATCATATGATATTCAGTATGATACAAAAACACACACAGGAAAAGTCAATTTAGAAAACATGGGCGGTGATGCATTGCATAATAACCTCCAACCATACAATGTAATTAATTATATTATTAAATATTGATATGGCTGATGAAATAATATCAATATCTGAACTGGATAAAGGTTCATCATTTGTAGGAGACGAACAATTTGTAATAAATCAAACAAATCCTGTTGATGGAAAAATAGAGACACGTTACGCAACAGCAGATCAATTATTTGATTACATAAAAAATATAATTTATAATGATTTTGATAAGATAGTACCTGTTGGTTGCATAAAAACATATGCAGCTCCATTAAACAATAATATATCTCTAGATGGTTGGTTATTGTGTGATGGTAGTTATGTATCCAGTATAGGAAAATATAGTAATTTATATAGAAAAATAAAAAATATATATGGGCCTGAAAAAAGTAATACTTTTAAATTGCCAGATTTAAGAGGTAGAGTAATTATCGGATATTGTACAAGCACCGAACAATTCACACCTAATTTTGGGAATTGGAATAAATCAAATTATTTAAAATTAGGATATGGTAATTACCCCGGAACAGACATGGGTGAATTTAGGCACAAAATAACTGATAATGAAATGCCTAGACATACACACACCGACCCAGGCCATACACATAATTATTTAGATGTAACAAAGTTTGATTATGTGTATTCAACATACCAACATCAAACTTACCCAAAACCCGTAGCTGGTGATGTACCTAACTTCTCTTCAATCAAAAATGAAATAGCTAATAGAGAAAAAGCAAAACCTATAATAAATGAAGCATTTGATACCAAAACATTACCATCTAGTGTAAGTGTAAGCTTTGAGGGCGGTGATGGATATCATAATAATATGCAGCCCTACTTAGCACTTAATTATCTTATTAAATATTAAACATTAATGTATTTTTATAAATACTTAAAATATCAGAATCTGATAATCCACTTTCTCTCAAAAATGCTTCTATACATTCTAAATTAGGAGATGTATATATAGTACGTAATAACATATCATTATTCATATTAATCATTGATTTTGATATTAAGTATTGCAATGAACAAATCTTGAATTTTTCAACAGGCGTTAAAACATCTTGTATCGCAATCACTTCTTGGGGCACTGTAGTTACTACACCCAAATCCTCTATATACACTTTATAGTCATGTTCATTTTCAGCAAGTATATATCCCTCATACCCGTTATACTTTAATATTTCACCAGAAGAGCAATTTGCAGGATCTACCTTAAGTTTTATTTTTAAAAGGTGACTTCTCTTTAAACTATCTTCAATAACCTTGTTGAATCTTTTCACATTGAATATTTAGCTTTTTATGATATGATAAGTTAATGTCTAACTTAGGTAATAAACTATTGTCTAGAGCAAATGGTAATTTGTCTCTTTCTGAAGAAGAAAAAAAGAATATTATTGATAAAGCATCTATTGCATATGCACAATTCTTAGATGCACTCCAATTTGATTGGAAGTCAGATTCTAATAGTGCTGATACTCCAAGACGTGTAGCAAAAGCATTTGTCAATGATTTAATTTCGGGTTGTTATAATAGTGCACCAAATATCACAGCATTCGATAACGAAGATGGATATGATGGAATGGTATGTCAAAATAATATCAAAGTAACTTCATTGTGTTCACATCATCATGCCGCATTTACAGGTGTTGCACATGTCGCATATATTCCTTCAGTAGACGGTAAAGTTATTGGACTATCTAAACTTAATCGTATTGTTGACTGGTTTGCTAGAAGGCCACAAATCCAAGAAGGTCTTACTTCACAAATTCATGATTATGTTAATAATATTTGCGATAATAATAAGGGTGTGGCTGTTTTAGTAGAATGCAAACATACATGCTGTTCCAATCGAGGTATTAAGCATGATTCTACCATGAGAACAGCTAAGATGTCTGGAGCGTTTATGGATAATGGAAATAATGCACGTGCAGAATTTTACAAATTTGTCGAGTTTTCTCAAACGCGTTAAGCTACATTAGTTGTACCGCCTGTCGGTACTGTATTGGTAAGTGGTAATGCCGGGCTATTATTAGCTACGGCATTATTTTTTTGTCCTTGTTGCAACTTTTTCTTAGCTAAGTCTATAATTTTTTGTTGTTGTGCTGGTAATATTTTTTTCCACTCGTCCTTATTAATAACTGTTTTTGTTTGTGCATAATGACCCAATTCTGATTTGAGTTCAGGATCATTTTTCAACATTTCCGCAGCTGCAGCTTTATGTTCATCATTATTATCTAAATCTAATGTTGATGGATTCGCACCACTAGATAATGTTGATGTATTTGTTTCAAAAAGGTATTGTCCTAGCAATTTATTACATAATTGATCATATGATTCATTTTGTGAAATATTAATCTGTAATGCCGCTAAATGTTTGTTGGCTTCTTTTTTAGTTTTATGTGGTTGTTTGTTTTTTGACTTACCTGTCTTTGTATTATATACAAAGTAACCATTACCTCTTTTTTTGATCTTAAATGGCATACAGTTTAAATTTCAACCTCTGGTTTAATGTCTCTAATTACTGCTTGAATATCATTTAATTTGTCCGGTGTTGCATCTTCATCAGTAATAGCAGAGGATGCATCAATTAATCGATCTAATTGTACTATTATAGGATCTCCTTGTCCTAATTGGGTACTAAATTTATCCTTAAAAACTAAAGAAAGGTTTTTTATAACATCTAATGTATTTTTTATAATAGCTTTTACTTTTCTATCTTCTTCGGCCTGCATATCATCTACTGCAGAAGGTTCAATATCATTTTTGATAGATGCATCTGGTTCTACAGGCATAGCAGCGTCCGGTAATTCTGCTTCACCATATACTTTTAATCGATCATTGATTAATTTTGTAAATCTCATTAAACTTATTTAGTCAATGACATTTTTATATTATGATCAGTACTTATTGTTTTGTGTAGATTTGTTAAACCATTAACATCTAGAAACTTTTTAATATTATTAATTTTACTAATTGCTAAATGACAACGTTGTAAATTTCTTTTAATATCTGTTAATTCAAAAGAACTTAAATTAAAAATATCGTCAAAGTTGAAGTGGCAAAATTTAAATTTTTTAAATATTTTATTAATTAATATATCAATATCATGATTATATTGGATATCTAATATTTGTAAATTTATAAATTTATAATTAAATATAATTTTTTCATTTCCTGAATTTTTAATTACTTTTATTATTGAATTAATTAAAAAATGGGTAATTAAACGTTTGACATCTCTAGATTTAAAATTTATATCAATTTTATTATTATTAAAATATTTAAATATATCGAGTTCAGCAATTTTATTAATAATATTATTCAAATTATAAATTATAATATTATATTCATTATATATTTTATATTCTATCATTTCGGAACTCTATTATAGTTATCTAGAGTACTTAATTTGCAACCGGTATTTTTGAAATATTTTTTATTTTTCCTATTCTCAAGTTAATTATGCCATTATAATAGTCATCACGGAGCAATACTTCTCTGTCAAATTGCTCTTTAGCTTCGAAATAAGCCAATTCACTTTTACTTTGGCAAAATCTTAAGATTTCAAATTTAAAATTATTTTTTCCGTTTTTTTCTATATCATACAATAACTCATTGGATGACGACATATAATTCCTCCAATCCGTTTCGATTACAAAATGCCTTTTATTTTTTTTACCCTTTAAAGGCTTAAGTTTTTTGATCGTTTGCATTTGTTTTTTACCAATATATTTTTTATTATTGATTAAATTTTCAATCACATAAACAAAACCATATGCAGACACAAAAGGAATATTGCAAGTCCAATGACCATAATCAATCATAGCTTATTTTTTAAATTACGCCTTTGTATTTTTTTCTTTTTACCACCTTTTGGTATTACTGCAGTACCAGGTGCATAGAAATCTTTATTACCGACTGCACCACCCATACCCGTATCAGATCCTAGTCCTAGGACACTAGCAGTGGTCATCTCATCCATTTTAAAATATTCTTCAAAGGATATTGCCATTTATAAAATATATTTATTATATATCTAATGGACTTACTAGATCGTTATATAAAAGAAATTGAAGCAGATTTAGTAATAGATGAAATTAATTTGAGAGATGTGCAATTACGTTTACCATCTAAAAAACATTTTTGGGTAGCCAGACTTATCAAGCATAAAATTGAAATCAATAATTACAAAAAACAAAAAGAAGAACTTAAAAGAATTTTGGTTGAAAAAGTAGTAGTTGATTCGCCTGTAGTTGTTTCTAAAGCTTTGGCTGAAAGAAAAGTAGATGATCTGACGGAAATGAATGTCCTTAATAATAAAATTAAGGAATTGGAATATGTTATTGAACTTTTAGAAAAGGTTGAAAAAAACTTTAATTCAATGACTTATGATATTAAAAATATTGTAGAAATTCTAAAATTAGAGCAACAATGATCCAGATAGATTACAATATCAAAAAGAAAAAAGCCATTTTAACTGGAGATCATTTTGATTTAATTAGAGAGCATTTTTCAATAGAAAATCCAGCTGCTAAATTTTTAAAATTTAAAAGATTTATACCTAAACGTATATATGCAATAACACCAACCGGTTTATTTGATATTGGCTTAATAAATGAAATAAAACAATTTTTATATAAAAATAATATTGCGTCTGAATTATTTTTGACTAAAGCAACAACAGATGCAATTTCGCCAAACATTGTACACAATTTTAAAAATAATTTTTATAAAAAATATCCATTACGTGATTATCAAGAAAACACCGTAAAGCTTTGTTTAAACTCTGGCAGAGGTGTAGCCGTCCTAGGAACTGGTGCTGGTAAAACATTGACTGTTGCAACATTAGTTCAATCATGCTGGCATCCCGGGTTTAAATGTTTAATTATAGTACCTGATTTGGGTCTAGTAAATCAAACATATTCTGATTTTAATGAATATGGAGTAACTTTCTCAATGTCGAAGTGGACAGGATCTATAGACTTAGATACTAGTGCTGATATAGTAATTGCAAATACAGCCATTATTCAAAGTAGATTCGATGACAATGAATGGATTCAGTTTGTAGATATGGTTATTGTTGATGAAGTTCATAAAGCCGGTAAAGACACTAAATTAGCAAAGATTCTACAAAAGATACAGACAAATTGTAAATTTGGGTTTACTGGTACATTACCCGAATCAAAAATTGATGCATGGAATATTTTAGGTAAAATAGGTCCTGTTTTAATAACAAAAAATTCACATGAATTAAGATTAGAAGATTATCTAACAAATGTAGAAGTGAAATTATTTGAATTGTCATATAAAAACAAACCAGCTAAAATAGAAGAAAAACAATTTGCTACTGAAGAATATACAATTGAAAATGAATTTTTAAAAACAAATACATATAGAAATAATGCTATAAAAACCATTTGTACTAATTTTAAAAATAATGTTTTAATTATGGTTAATCATATTGATCACGGCGAAATATTAGAATCAATATTAAAAGATATTCAAAATAAAAAAGTTTATTTCATTAGGGGTGAAGTAGAGGTAGAAGACAGAGATAAGATTAAACATATAATGGAAACAGAAAATAATGTTATATGTGTTGCGATATCATCAATATTTTCTACTGGTGTTAATATTAAAAATATACATTTAATTGTATTTGCGGCGGGTGGTAAAAGTTTTATCAGGATCGTTCAAAGCATCGGCCGTGGTCTGCGTAAACATGAAAACAAAGAAAAATTAATCATTATAGATTTAGCAGATCAATTAAAATACGGTTTACAACATGCTTTGAAAAGAATAGAAATATATCGTGCAGAAAATATACCATTTTCAATACACAAACTTTCGGAAAAATAGTAGCTAAAATGAAAGGGTAACCTATTATTGTAAAAATAGGTTATGGCAACTATCTCAAATAACAAAACAAATAAACAACCTAAAGTAAAGGCTGTTCCAAAAGTCGGAAAAGATAAACATTATGTCAATTGCGATGATCTGAAAAAAGCAATTGAAGATTATTATAAGACAGACGATTGCACGGTATTTTTATGTGAAAGCATTAATAAAATTGCCCAAGGTCTATCTTTTTCACCTTCCTTTATCAATTATTCTTACAAGGAAGAAATGATTGGTGATGCTATAGTAAAAATGTTCTCTGCACTTAAGAGAAAAAAATATGATGTAAATTCTGAAACATCACCATTTTCTTATTTTACAACTATTGCTTTCCATGCATTTATTAATCGTATTAAAAAAGAAAAGAAACATCATGATGCTGTAACTGCCTATAGAGATCAAAAATATGAAGAATTATTAACTAGCGGAGAAGCAAATATTTATATTAAACCAACTATTGAATCTGATGACGAACTAGGCTATACTGATTACAGTGAATAATTATTTTGAAAAACAAAATATTGCTATATTCTCTGATCTCCATATCGGAGTTCACCAAAATTCTAGATTTTGGCATAACATAGCAAAAGAATGGTTGAATTGGTTTTTACAGGATCTTAAAACACAGAATATTAGAGATATTGTTTTTTGTGGTGATTTCTTTCATACAAGAGATGAAGTATCTGTAGATTCATTACATTTTGGTTCTTGGTTTTTGGATCAACTAAAAGAATATAATATTACCTTAATAACTGGTAATCATGATTGCTATTTAAAAGATTCATCTGAAATAAATTCTTTATCACCTTTTCGTGGATGGAAAAATATTAATTTAGTTGACAAACCACAAAGTGTTGTATCACATGGGCGTAAAATTAATTTTATACCATGGGGTACCCCAGCAAAAGAAATACCAGAAGCAGACATAACTTTCGGGCATTTTGAAATTAATAATTTCAAAACAAATAATTATTATATTTGTGATCATGGTGATGATGCACAAGATATTTTAAACAAAAGTAATTTAGTGATATCAGGACATTTTCATCTTCGTGATGAAAAGAAATACAAAGGTGGAACTATATTGTATGTCGGAAATCCTTTTCAGATGGATTTTAACGATGCAAATACTGTGAAGGGTGTCTATAATTTAGACATTTCTAATAAACAATATGAATTTAAAGAAAACAATGTCTCACCAGGACATCACAATGTTTTATTATCTGAATTAGTAAAAAGAGGTACTATCACACAAGATATAAAGGAAATATTTGCAGATAACCTCATTAAATTAAAAATTGATAAAAGAATTACGCCAGATGATACGGATGTATTATTAGCCAAATTAAAACAATTGAATCCTTTGCAATTTACTGTAGAATATGATACATCGTATTCACCATACAATTTAGAAGATGAAAAGAAAGATTTGTCTGGTATTGATATTCAACAAGCAATTAAGGAATTTATTGAATTGATGGATATCAATAATAAAAGTGATGTTATCAATTATACGTTAGAAATTTTTAATAAGATTCAAAAATGAAAAGAGTTAATTTTAAAGAAGTTGAGATCAAGAATTTTTTGTCTATTGGTGATAAACCGGTTAAATTAGAATTTAAACCAGGATTGCATATTATAACAGGAATTAATCGTGATAAAATTGACAGACGAAACGGTATTGGTAAAACATCATTAATTGAATCAATCTATTTTGCTATATTTGGGACCACAATGAGAGATCTGAAAAAAGATCTAATACCAAATTCTTATACTAATAATACATGTGAAGTTAAATTATCTTTTGAAGTAATTCAAAACGGAGTCGCTAATAATTATGTTATTATACGCACGTTAAATCCTTCAAAATTAGTGCTAATTAGCAATGGAAAAGATATTACACGTGATTCTATTAAAAATACAGAAGAAGACATTTATAAGCTATTAAATGCTACACCTTCTATTTTTGAAAATTGTGTTATCATGACACTGAATAACACAGTACCTTTCATGGCAAAAACAAAAGTTGAAAAACGCAAATTCATTGAAGGTATTTTTAATTTAGAAATTTTTTCACAAATGTTATCTGTAATCCGTGATGAATATAGTAGCCATAAGCGAATATATGAAATTGAATTAACAAAATTTGAAGAATCACAAAATATAAAAGATAATTTAGAAAATCAAAAACTGACTATTTTAAATACACGTAAAGAAAAAATTTCTACATATTTGAATCGCAAAGATAATAATATTAATGAAAAACAAAAATTAATTGAACAATTAGGTGAAGTATTGGATATTGATCAAGACGCAATTAACACACAAATTGCAAAACTAGAAGAGGGGTTGATTCAATGTGATCAAAAAATCGAATCATTTATTAATGGAAAGGCAACAATTCAATCACATATTGAACAATTACAAATAAAAAGAAATTCTATAGGCACTGATAAAAATACATGCCCAGTTTGCTTGAAACCTGTTACCGAGCACGACAAAGAAGAATTACAACATGAAAAAGAAAATATTTTAAACGATATTAAACACCGCAATGATCAATTAGAAAAATGTTTAGAAGCTATTGATCAACTTAAAAGAAAAAAACCAACTATAAAACTAGCTATAGATAAACTTAATTCAAAACTAAATGAAGTTAAATTATTTGAGCAACAAAAAATTAATATTCAAACACGTATTAATCAATTGAGTGAATGGTTAGTTCAATTAGACGAAGACATTGTATTGCTTAAATCTGAAACAACAGATGTAGATGATTTGCTATCCGATACTATTAAGAGAGTTGAATCTATTCGTGAAGTAGTAAACAAACACAAAACACATTTGAATTTATTAGAAACTGTTAAGTATATTGTATCAGAGGAAGGTGTTAAATCATATATCGTTAATAAAATTTTAGGTTTGTTTAATTCAATTTTATTAAATTATCTTCGAAAGATGGATGCGAATTGCACGTGTTTTTTTAATGAATATTTTGAAGAAGAAATTATCAATGAAAAAAATAAAATTTGTTCATATTTTAATTTTTCTGGTGCTGAAAGAAAAAATATAGATTTTGCGTGTTTATTTACTTTTATGGATATGCGCCGACTACAAGGTGATGTTATATACAACATCTCTATCTATGATGAATTATTTGATTCATCATTAGATGAAAAGGGGGTTGAGCTTGTCACTAATATTTTGAAGGAAAGAGTTCATTCGCATAATGAATGTGTCATGGTTATTTCTCATAGAAAAGAAAGCATTCAGCACGCAACAGGTGATGTGATTTTTCTAGAAAAGAAAAATGGAGTAACAAATAAGATTGATTATAATCCTTTTTTGGATAATTAATCTTAGGATGTTCACACCGAAAATTAATACACTCCCTATGGGGTTACAGCCAGCTGCTATCCAACAACCCCAAACACAACAACCAGCTGAAGAAAAACCAGAAGACTTAACGCGCATTGTACACTACAATGCGGATCATTCGGGTTGTGGATTATGGAGAATGTCGTGGCCTGCACACCTTATTAATTTTCATGCCAAAGCAATGATTACAGAATCTACTGTAATGATTACAGAACCACGTTGGTACCAAAATGTAAAAGTTATTCGAATCCAGAGACAAGCTACACCGCATCAATTAAAATTTGTTGAATTTCTCAAGAGTATTCAAAAAGATATAGGATTCCGTTTGATATATGAGGTAGACGATGTAATTTTTAGAGAAGATATTCCAGACTATAATAAATTCAAAACGGCTTTCGTGGCTGATGAAATAAGACAAAGTGCTGTTGATATTATTAATTTGTGTGACGAAGTTACTGTGACATGTGACTTCATGAGAAAGTTATATCAAGAAAGAACAGGCAAACAAGAAATTTCTGTAATACCTAATTTCGTTCCTAGGTTCTGGATGGGTAATTATTTTAGTGAAGCCAAGGTATCGCGCAATTATGATAAACATAAGAAGAAGCCACGCATTTTATATGCCGGCTCGGGTGCTCATTTTGATGTAGAAAATAGAGTAGGCCAGAAAGACGATTTTGAGCATGTATTAAAGGCAATTGTTGATACAAGAAAAAAATTACAATGGGTATTTATAGGTGCATTCCCTCTAGCTTTGAGGCCATATATTCAAAATGGTGATATAGAATTTCATCCGTGGCAAAAACTTTATGAATATCCAAAGAAAATTTCAGATCTTGAAGTATTGATGTCTGTAGCACCTTTGCAGGTGAATAATTTTAATAAAGCTAAATCTGATTTGAAATATATTGAAGCATGTTGTTATGGTATACCAGTAGCATGTCAAAACATGGAAACATATAAGGATGCAGAAATTAAATTTGATAGTGGAGAAGAGATGATTCATTGTATCAATGAAGAATTGGGACGTGCTGGTCGATACAAAAACCAAGCTATACAACGGTATAAAGTAGCTGAAAATAGATTCTTAGAACATGATCGTAATTTGGATTGTTATATGGATTTATATCAATATGCATATGGTGATCCTAAGAGAACAAATTTAAAGAGATACAATCCTTGATTATAGTATCGATACCCATTATCATTTATATATGATTGGGTATCGCAACGCTTGTTATAATCCTAAAGATCAGACTGTGGAAATATACACATGGTCTGACGATGGAGATCGTATTTCATATACAACAAAGTATTATCCATATTATTATTATGAAGATAAACGAGGTCATGAGATATCGATCTATAATACACCTCTAGCTAAAAAATCTTTTAACAACGCATACGAAAGACAAAAATATTTAACAGAGACGGGTATTCGTCGTGTATATGAGCATTTTGGTTCTGTACAACAAGCATTATTAGATATATTTTGGGAACATAATGAGACAGAAGATTTCTCAAAATTTCCTATTAAAACATATTTCGTAGATATCGAAGCAGTGTGTAAAGATCGTTTTCCTGATCCTGCATTGGCTGATGTACCTATTAATGTTCTTACTATATATGATTCTTTCAGTAAGAAATTTTATGCATGGGGATTAAAACCATACAAAGCTAAAAGAAATGATGTAGTTTATTATTATTGTAAATCTGAAGAAGATTTATTGTCGGGTGTAATTGAATTTTTTAAGAATGATCCACCTGATGTTTTGTCAGGATGGAATAGTGCTGGTTTTGATATACCATACATCATTAACCGATTAAAAAATGTATTTGGTGAAGCGGGAATGCATGAGATATCACCAGTAAAGAGAACATATGTACGCACCTTTATTGGAACATTCGGTAAAACACAAGCTAGCTATCATATTGATGGTATATCATGTGTTGATTACTTGGATGTTTATAAACGTTTTTCTTTTGCAAACAGAGAAAGCTATAAATTAGATAGTATTGGTGAATTGGAGTTAGGTGAAAAAAAGGTAGTTTTAGAAAAGGACTTATATGATGTAATGGTAGAAGATTGGGATAAATTCATCGATTATAATATTCAAGACGTGAATATTCTTGTAAAGTTAGAAGAGAAATTGCAATTTTTATCTTTAATTCGAATGATTTCTTATATTGGTTGTACTACATTTGAAGGCGCACTCGGAACATTGGGTATTATTACCGGTGCTGCATGTATTCGTGCGCGCAAGAGAGGTCAACGTATATCTACTTTTATTAGAAAAGAAGACGATGGATCCAGAAATCCCGGTGCATACGTCGCAGAGCCATTGAATGGGTTTCAGGAAGATATTGTATCATTCGATGCTAATTCACTATATCCAAATCTAATGATTTCATTAAACATGTCGCCAGAAACAAAGGTAGGAAAAATAGTTGATATGACCGATGACGATGTCACTGTACATCACGTAAACGGGCAAACATTTAAATTGACAAAACCTAATTTTGCACATTTTTTAAAGAAAGAAGATATTGCTATTAGTAAAGCAAAAGTTTTATTTTCACAAAAGAATAAAGGTATAGTACCTGAGATGGTTGATTTTTATTATCAAAAAAGAAAGGCAGTTCAAGCAGAACTTAAAAAATATAAAAAAGAATACGCAGCATTAGAAAAAGAAATTCAACGACTACAGCGAGGCGAGTGATTTTTTAATAAATCCATCTACTCTAATCTAATTTTTTTTTGGTTCTTAAAAATAATGGTTTACTAGAATTATTTTTTATTCTGTGCATTATACTATCTCTCGCATATCCCCATATTAATAAATCTTTTTTTCTTGAACCTGCATAACTACAGTTCTTGATAACATCATTATCACCCTTATAATCTATTCTATAGATAAAAACCCTATAACAGTCATTAACATTATATATGGATATTCAGCAATTAATGCAGCGAAAACGTGAACTAGAGGATACAATTTTAAGGCTTAATGCCAAACAAATGAGTATAAAAATTTTTATCAATTCAGCATACGGATTAACACCAAAGTCCCAATATTAAGTAATTAATATTGCAAATCTCTTTAATTGCTGGGAACCTAAAATGAAAGCATCATGGCAATCAGCAGCGAAGCTTCGCAAGAAGAACGTTCAACGACTATCACAAATTGTGAGTAGATACAAGTGTATCGAAACGGGAGACATCCTTAACGGATGATGATATAGTCTCATCTATATTGAAAAATATAGCAGCTCATTCGAGCGCAAATAAAATAACGATTTATTTGGAAGATAATGATTTCGGTAATAAGCATGCACCAATTGGTGATGATGATATCGCATCGTCGATCACCTTAACTGGTCAAGCTGTAATTAAACAAGCACGTGATATTGCAAAGAATTACATATCAAAACACAGCAATATTACAGATGAAAAAACCTTAGAAACCGTTGCAATATATGGTGATACAGATAGTGTGGTTGCAAATACAATGGTACAAACAAATTTAGGAACGTGCGAAATAGGTGTACTTTATGATAACTACAAAACGACACAAAAACAAGTAACTACACACGGCCACGAAATTATTGATGTATCGGATAAAAATTTAAAAACATTTACATTTTGTAGTAAAACAAATACCGTAAAATGGGGAAAGATTAAAAATCTCATTAGACATAAGGTCAGTAAGAAAAAATATAAAATTGTAGTAAACAACAAAGTTCTGTATATGACAGAAGATCACGGGTGTATGGTTGTGCGTAATGGCAATCTTGTCCGTGTTAAACCCTGTGAAATTGATATTGAGTCTGATAAAATCATAACAATTGATTAACACTTACGCAGATACATAATAATATTTTCTTTGAAGCAAAGAATCACGAATACTTTTTTACACACCTGGGATATAAAACTATTTTTGTGGATTTCTATGACATTTCGAAGAAAAAAATTATCGAATTTTTAGGAGATTACTGGCACGGTAAGCCTGAGGTATATACACCTGATTTTATAAACAATCAGACAAAACTAACAGCTAAAGAATTATATGAAAAAACGTTAGAACACAATTCTCTTTTAGAGAATATTCATGGTTGTAAAGTTTTAATGATTTGGGAAAATGATCTTCTAAAAGATAGAGATGCAATTATAAAAAAATGCTTACAATTTTTAAATGAAACAATTTAATATATCAAATATAGATGAGGTAACGTGCGTTGGCTCCTTTGAAGACGAATATGTTTATGACATTGAAATGGAGTCTGATACAGAACACACATTCTTTGCAAATGACATTTTAATTCATAATTCCTGTTATTTATCTCTTAAGTTATTGCCAATTGAATTTAGCAAGAATGGTAAAGTTACAAAAGAAGGTTACGAACATGCTGAAAAATTAGAAAAATATTTAAATGAACAAATACAGGTATGGGCTAAAAATACATTGAATTCAAAAGATTGTAGATTAGCCTTTAAAAGAGAATCAATGGCTGATGTTGGTCTTTTTTTAGAAAAGAAACGATATGTATTGCATGTTTTAGATGATGAAGGCATTCAATGTGATAAATGGAAATATACTGGTGTAGACGTAGTTAGAACATCAATGCCAAAAAATGTTAAACCATATGTTAAAAAAATTATTGAAACAATGTTAACAACCAAATCCTGTGCTAAAACAAATGAAGTCTTGAAAGAAGCGTATGATGTATTTCAAGCATTACCATTGGAAGATGTGTCTAGAACAAGTGGTATTAGAGGATATGAAAAATATGCAAATATGTGTCATGATTTTCGTGTTAGTAAAGGCATGCCCAATCATGTAAAAGCAGCTTATTTTCATAATATTCTTTTAGAAAAAATGAACTTAGAAGGCAAATATGAAAAAATTGTTTCTGGTGACAAAATTAAATATTTTTATGTACAAACACCTAATAAGTATGGTATTGAAAGCATAGGTTTTAAGTATATTTTTCCTGAAGAATTCAAATCTATATTTCAACCGGACAGAGAATTATTATTTGAAAAAATTGTATATGCAGCTGTTGAACGTTTTTATCAATGTGTAAATTGGACACCTAGAAAACCAAGTGAACAAGTACTTTTCGAATTAGACGATTTATTTGGAGAATAGGTTGACAATATAATACTAAAACATAAAATATAAAAGATGTCAACAATTATTTTTATTGATCAAATTGGTAGAACTATTTTAGGCGATGAAGTCTCACGAGAAAATGGTCTTCTCGCAGTAAAGAATCCTTGCATGATTAACGTAAATCAGCTCCAAAATGGACAATTGCAAGTACAATTATTTCCGTTATTTTTTCCAGAATTTTTAGATGAAAGTTCCCGCTCATCAGGCACAGTATTTGAATTTCCATTGAATTCAATTGCATTGGGTAAAAATATTTCTGTAGATGATCGCCTTAAGGAACAATATACGCGCATCTGCAACCCGCCACCAGCATCTCCTTCTAATGAAGAACCACCTGTAATTAAGTTATTTGATGAATAATTTCCCT